AATATTTAAAAAGTTTAGAAAAATAACAACTTTTTAGTGTTTTCAAAAAAATTACTATATTTATTGTTAAATTAATGCCCCAATACTAATTGTGGGGCTAACATTATTATAACACTTATTAAGATTTTTAATAATCTTATTTTTCCAAAAAATTTAGGAGATTAAATGAAAACAGGCAAAAAAGATTTGCTTAGAGAAGCAATCGCCGATGCTAAAGCCGTTAAAGAAACTGCATTAGCAAATGCAAAAATCGCCCTTGAGGAAGCATTCACACCAAGACTACAGTCTATGTTGTCTCACAAATTGGCCGAAGAGTTAGAAGATGATGAAACTCTCGCAACCGAAGAAGATGAGATGATGGATACTGATGATGAGATGATGGATACTGAAGAAGGGTATTATGAGGGTGAAGAGGATGAAACCCTTGCAACCGAAGAAGATGAGATGATGACGGGTACTATGGGTGGTGAAAGTAATGATGATGACGATGATGACGATGATGATGATGACGATGATGACGATGATGCAACAGCAATGGTAGGTGAAGAAGATGAGATGGGTGCTGAAGAAGATACATCCGATTTAGATTTAGAATCAATTATCAAAGAATTGGAAGCTGAAATGGGTAGTGAAGAAGATGACACTCTTGCAACCGAAGAAGAAGAAGAAAAGGAAAATCCTGAAATTGCCGAATTAAAAAGAATTCGTGAAAGAGTTAGTAAGAGATTGACCGAATTGGAATCATCTGGAATCGGTTCTGGTGATAACAAAGTAGCTGACTTAACCGCCGACACTGAAGATCCAGGTGAAGGTGATTTTGTTGCAGAAGAAGAGGATGATGATACTGAAGTTAATTTAGACGAAGTTATCAGAGCTCTTAGAGAAATGAATGGTGATGTACCTGCTGAAGATGATGAAGAAGAAACTGTAGCTGGTATGACCGAAGAAGAAGCCGAAGAAATGAAGAGTGATTTAGAAGAAGCATATAAAGTTATCAAATCATTGAAGAACACTATCAATGAAGTAAACCTTTTGAATGCAAAACTTTTATACACCAATAAACTTTTCAGAAACTTTGATTTGAATGAAAAGCAAAAAGTTAAAGTTGTTGAAAATTTTGACCGTGCTTCATCTTTGAGAGAAGTAAAATTAGTTTTCGCTACATTGGGTGAAAATCTTAATGTTGCAAGAAAAACACAAAAGAGAGTTGTAAAAGAATCATTTGCATCTAGACCAACAAAAGGAACAAAGCCTGCTGGTATTATCACCGAAGGTTCTTCATTGGCTGCAAGATTCCAAAAACTCGCTAATATCAAAAAATAATCGTATAACCAAAATAAAGGATAAAAATGAATATAAAAAGCATTTTAAACGAAAGCGCTGGATTTGAAAGAGTGCTTCGTAAAGAAGCCAAAGGTTTGGTTGCTAAGTGGGCAAAAACCGGTCTTTTAGAAGGAATTTCTAATGAGACTGAAAGAACCAATATGGCACAACTTTTGGAAAACCAAGCAAAACAATTAGTAACTGAAGCAACTGCAACCAATATGTTTGGTGCTGCTGGTGAAGAGTGGAATGGTGTAGCTCTTCCGCTTGTTCGCCGTATTTTCTCTGAAATCGCTGCGAAAGAGTTTGTTTCAGTACAACCAATGAACCTTCCTTCCGGTCTTATTTTCTACTTAGATTTTAAGTATGGAACAAATCAACCAGGTTTCACAACCGGTTCAGGACTTACTTCACAAGCTGATTCAGTATTTGGTATCACCGAAACTGCCGATCAGCCTTCAGGTGGTTTATATGGTGCTGGCCGTTTCGGTTACACTATCAATGATTCTGCAACAGACTCTATCAGCACTAAAGCTGCAGCTCCAACTTCTACAGCAATGGCAACCTCATCTGCCACATTCTCATTTGCTAATAATCCATCAGATTTCAATTACGATACTGCGTGGTCTGCGTCAAATAGTGGTACATTCCAAAAACTTACATTCAGTACAGCATCGTTTACTCGTCCTGATTTAGAAGGTGTTCGTGCATTCACAATTAGTGGTGATAATATCGTTGAAGCATATCCGCAATTTACAACTGTGAACTCAACAGATACTCAAATTTCGTTTATTGTTAAGGTAACATCTGCTACAGGTGCAACCACCGCAACAATTAGATACCAAAAGCAACCAATTGATTCAGCTCGTGGTGATTTTGAGACAACTAAAGGTCAGATGGCTCTAAATCCTGAAACTGATATTGATATCCCAGAATTGAACATTGAGATGAGATCAGTTCCGATTGTTGCTAAAACTCGTAAGTTGAAAGCACAATGGACACCTGAATTTGCGCAAGACTTGAACGCATATCACTCTATTGATGCAGAAGCAGAATTAACTTCAATGTTATCTGAATATGTATCACAAGAGATTGATTTTGAAATCTTGGATATGTTAATTCAAAACGCATTGACTACAGGTTACTGGTCTGCAAAAATCGGACAAGTTTGGAATGGAAGCGCATTCGTACAAGATGCTAATTTGGCCGGACAGGCTTACATTCAGGGAACTTGGTTCGCTACATTCGGAACTGTATTGCAGAGAGTTTCTAACCAAATTCACGCTAAGACAATGCGTGGTGGTGCAAACTTCATTGTATGTTCTCCTGATGTTGCAACTGTGTTAGAATCAATTCCTGGCTATGTAGCCGATGGAACTGGTGAAGAGAGAGAATTCGCATTCGGTTTAACCCGTGTAGGTTCTTTCGCTCAGCGTTACAAAGTGTATAAGAATCCATATATGCAAGAAAACCTTGTGTTGATGGGTTACAAAGGAACACAATTCTTGGAAACTGGTGCTGTTTACGCTCCTTACATTCCATTAATTATGACTCCACTTGTGTATGACTATAAGAACTTTACACCTCGTAAGGGTGTAATGACCCGCTACGCCAAAGAAATGGTGAGAGGTGAGTTCTATGGTAAAGTGTATGTGAACGGATTGGAGACTATCTCCGGTCAATAATCTGATTGAAGGATTATAAATTCAAAGGGGGAGGGTGAAAACCTTCCCCTTTTGTTTTTTATGAGGATATTTATTGTAAACTTAAATGGGTTACAATTATGACTGAAAACATAGAAAAAAGAATCCCAAAAGGAGATATCAAATTCTCAATTACACTTTCCGATGAACAAAAACAGGCAAAACAAAATATTCTCCAATACCCATTTAACTTTGTAATGGGAAAAGCGGGTAGTGGTAAAACATTACTTGCCTGCCAAATCGCATTAGATTCTTTCTTTAAGAGGGATTATAACAAAATTGTTGTTACTAGACCAACGGTATCCAATGAAGATAACGGATTTTTACCTGGCTCTTTAGAAGAAAAATTAGAGCCGTGGTTAGTCCCCATTCGTTCTAATATGCGAAAGGTGTATGATAAATCTTTGATATTAGATAAGATGGAGCAGGATGAAAAAATAGAGTTGGTATCACTTACTCACTTTAGGGGTAGGACATTTGATGATTGTATTTGTATTGTAGATGAGTTTCAGAATCTTACGAAATCCCAACTCGCGATGGTGTTAGGAAGGTTGGGCAAGAATTCAAAGATGATATTATGCGGAGATCCACAACAAATAGATTTAAAATCATCAAACGATTCTGCTATCCACGAAGTAGCAAAATTAAAACCAAGTGGGTATGTTTACACTGTAACTTTAAAAGATAACCACCGACACCCAGCTTTAGATGAAATATTTAAACTATTATATGAATATTAGATATTTATATTAATAACACATAGGAGTAAAAAAATGGCAGCAGGAAGATACTTATTAACCATAGAGCAGGGAGCAACTACCGATTTATTGTTGGAATATAAAGATTCAAATGGAAATCCTGTTGACTTAAGTGGATATACTGCAAGAATGCAAATAAGACCGTCTGTAGATTCTTCTACAACGTATCTTTCTTTAACAAATACTTTAATGGCAGATGGTACGGGGTTAGATTTAACACCAACCTCTGCATCAATAACACTACCAACAACATCGGGTAGTATTGGTTTATTTATTTCTGCTGCAACATCTTCAACATTAAATTTCACCGAAGGTGTATATGATGTTGAATTAGAATCCCAAAGTGGTATAGTTACGAGATTATTGGAAGGTATAGTGAAACTTTCAAAAGAGGTAACTAGGTGAGTAATGATAGACTAGATGTAAAAGTTGTATCAAATCAAAATTCAGTAGAATTAACCAAAAACGAAAATACGGTTGTAGTCTCTGATAAGAAGCGTGATACTTCTATAAGTGTACTACAAAAAGAAACAGCAGTTGTTACTGTAGCATCTAAAGGTCCTAAAGGTGATAGAGGTGATAAAGGTGATCCGGGTGTAAACAGCATTAATAATCAAATAACAACAGGCAGCATAACAGCTTCAGTAAATGTAGGAGCAGATACTTTTAAAGTACAAAGTGGTTCATCTACATTTTTGTATATAAGTTCAAGCGGTAACATAGGCATAGGTACAACATCACCAACAAACACCCTACAAGTAAATGGAGGTATAACCGCAACATCAATAACAGGCTCTTTATTGGGAACATCCTCTTGGGCCCAAAGTGCTTCAAATGCTATAAATGCTCAAACAGCATCTTTTCTACCAATTGGAACTTATAGTATAACATCAAGTCAAACAATAACCGCTCAAACAGCATCTTTTCTACCAATTGGAACTTATAGTATAACATCAAGTCAAGCAATAACCGCTCAGACAGCATCATTTTTACCAATTGGAACTTATAGTATAACATCAAGTCAAGCAATAACCGCTCAGACAGCATCCAACATAACTCCATCTATAACAAATAATACTAATAATAATGTATTAACTGCTACGGGTGGTGGAACAATAAATGGAGAAACAAACTTAACATTTGATGGTTCAACACTTCAGCTTTATACAAATAATCTCAGTACAAACGCTATAATTGTAGGTACTGATTCTTCCATCCTAAATCATCCTGATACTTCATCTGTAGTAATAGGAGGTATAAATGCCCATTTAGATTTATACAATCCAAACAGTTCAGTAGCAGCAGACCAACTTATAGGAGCTATTAGATTTAGAAATAATGATACACCAACTTTTAGTGTAACTAAGGCTCAAATTGCTGCATACACTACAGATACAACCCCTGATGGATATTTAGTATTCTCTACTCAACAAAACGCATCTCCTAGTGGTTTAGCAGAAAGAATGCGTATTACTAATACGGGTTTAGTAGGCATAGGTACAACTTCACCAACCGAAAGGTTGCATGTAGATGGAAATATGGTAGTTACAGGTAGAATAACTGCAGAAGAGTTTCATACTGAATTTGTATCTGCAAGTATCATATATCAATCAGGCTCTACACAATTTGGTAATAGTTTAGATGATACCCATATATTTACAGGTTCTTTAAATATAACAGGTTCTCTTACTGTAAATGGTAAAACAATTGATGAATCTATAAATTCCGCATCAGTTAGTTATGTATCGCAAAGTGGTGATATTTACAGTGGGTTAAATCAAATAGAGGTTCAAGATTTTTCAGACGATGTTGCTGTTACTTGGGTAAATGGTAGATTAAAGTTTATATTTGGATCACCAACATTACCATCATCAATAACACTAACATTAAGTGGCTTTAGTACAGATAGGTTTAATCAGGTATTGGATGGGTATGATGTTAGTGGTAGTTGGAGTAATGGTGGTTACAATATCATATCCGCATCATTATATACTGGTTCGGTTTTATTGACAAGTACAACATCCGGTACATCCTTATCAACCAGTCTAACAACGAGTGGTTCTCAATCATATAGTTTACAATATACCGCAAGTTCACCATTGGATGGGAGTATATTTAGTGGTTCAGCTTCAGCAACCGGTACATTAAGTAAATCAAATCCTGGTTCACCAACACTAACTTTGACACCATCTGTTCAATTGGGTGGTAGTTCAAATCAAATTGAAAGAGGTGCTACGGGAAGTATTTCATTCACTTCAGCTTCTGGCGATGCAAACGGATGGGTGTTAAACTTTGTGAGTACTAATTTCAATTCACCATATTTTGTAACAGGTTCAGCAACGGGTTCTGCTTCTATACCAATAACCGCAACTGCATATTATTCATCATCAGGAGTGAATGGTTCTGATAATAATCCAGCTTTAACAACAACCACATCAACAACTACAACTTATACTAAAATAGTAAGTTTAAGACATGGTGCTGCATCGGATGCAAGTTTTACTGAAGCACAATTAGATAATCTTTCCGGGTGGGATACTACATTGGGTGGTTCTATTGGTACAATTGTGAAGGGGACGGTAAATCCATCAGGTCAATCGGTAACTATAAATTGGACAGGGGATAAATATCATTATATTGTTTATAGTGGCTCTCGCTCAAACTTAACAAATATTACTACAAGTGGTTTTGGTGTATTAGGTTCTTTTACCGTATCAACTGTTGGTAACTATAAGGTTTATAGGACAACAACTCTTCAAGCAGGCGGAGCTGGAAGTTCAATAACATATGTATTAACATAGAAAGGATGTAAAAAGTGCCAATTAATATACCAAGTGGTTTTAATGTATTAAATACCGATCCGATTGATGCAAGGATAACTGTTGCGGATAGATCGGCAAGGCTTGGTTTTTCTTCTGCCAATGTGTATGAGGGATTGGTAGTATATCAACAAGACAATAATCAATTATATGTACTTAGAGATACTGCAAATTGGAATAATGATAATGGTTGGAAAGTAGTAGTAACTACTGATGAAATTGTAACAGGTTCAGTTAGTCTTTTAGGTGATTTGTTAATAATTGGTAGAAGTTCATTTTCAGGTTCAGTAAACTTTTCAGGTTCTTTAATTCCACATGTTGTTTCGGGAAAAACATCTATACACTCTATTGGTAGTTCTGAAGCTGCTTGGAGTGATGTTTATGTAAGTAGAAGTTTGAGTTTTGTGGATGATAATAGTGGTGTAGTTGCAGAAGTTTTTGGGGGAGATGAATACATCCAATTAGGAAATGTAAGAATAAACACATCAAGTGTAGTAATATATAATCAATCATCAAATCAAATCCAAACAAAGTTATCATCGGAAATGCCTGATTTCTTTATTGTTAAATCGGGTAGTTTTATTGCAGCACAAATCAATTCAGAGGGTGTTATGGTGTTGGGTAAATTTGATACACCACCAACTCCTATAACTGGTGGGATGTATTATGGAGCAGATGGTAATTTTTATTTGGGAATTTAACACAAAAAAAATAAATACTATTTATATAAGAGAAATAAAAAACAAACACTATTTATTTATATAGTAAAAAATTAGGAGAACACTAATATGGCATCATGGAAAAAAGTAATAGTATCAGGCTCACAAGCACACCTTCAAGGGATAACTGCAAGTAACCTAACAAATAATACATCCACGCCTACAGCACAAATTGTCGGTTATAATCCAACCACAGGTATATTTAGTTATTTTAATACATCTTCTGTAGCAAACCCAAATACATTTGTACAAAATGGCAACTCATTTGGGGCAACTGCCGTTTTAGGTACTAATGATAACCATGATTTACAATTTGAAACTAATAATTCGGTAAGAATGACCATTGATAGTAGTGGAGATGTAGGTATTGGAACTGCAAGCCCAGGTGCTCAATTAGAAACAACCGAGGATATTATTGTAAATGGTGTTAATATAGGTAATGGTGGTGGTGATCAATCAACCAATACCAGCGTTGGTGCAGGCGCGCTTGCAAATAATATAACTGGTGTAGTAGCTCAAAGAAATACTGCTGTAGGTAATCAGGCTCTTAATGGTAATGCGGATGGTGCTGATAATACTGCGTTGGGGTATATTGCATTACAAGCCAACGTCAATGGAAATCTAAATACTGCGATTGGTGCTAACGCTTTGAAACTTGCCACTACAAATGAAAATACCGCAGTAGGTGCAAATTCTCTTTTTAGTAATACTGGTGGTACAAGTAACACCGCAGTAGGTGCGGGTGCATTATATAACAACAATGGTGATAACAATACCGCAGTAGGTGTAGTTGCCGGAAAATACTTATCGGATGGTAGTACTGCAAATGCTTCTTCAAATCAATCTATATTTATAGGAAATGCAACAAGAGCGAGTGGTAGTAATGGAACTAATGAAATAGTAATTGGCTATGACGCTATTGGTGCAGGAGATAATAGTGTTGTATTAGGTAATACAAGCACTACAAAAACCATATTAAGAGAGGGTGTGGGTATAGGGCTTTCAAATACCCAAACACCATCAAACACACTTCAAGTAAGTGGTTCTTTATGGGCAACAACTATAACCGCAAGTAATATACCATCCGCATCAAACGCAAATGTATTATTATATAATTCCGCATCAGGCCAATTTAGTTATCTTTCAACATCCTCTATAGGTAACATATCGGGTACTGGTACGGCTGATAGAGTGGTTTTATGGAACACATCTACTAGTATTAACGATGATGCTGAATTAACATTTAATAGAACATCCAATGCATTAACCATAGGTAATTCTACCTTTGGAAACAACATAACCGCAAGTGGTAACATATCCGCATCAGGCAATTTAAGTGTTACAGGAAACTCAACCATTACTGGTACTGAAACTATTACAGGAAGATTAACCGCAAATGGTGCTATAACCACTACAAACATAACCGCAAGTGGTAACATAAGTTCTTCAGGCAATTTAAGTGTTACAGGAAACTCAACCATTACTGGTACTGAAACTATTACAGGAAGATTAACCGCAAATGGTGCTATAACCACTACAAACATAACCGCAAGTGGTAACATAAGTTCTTCAGGCGATTTATTTGTCACAGGAAACTCAACCATTGGTGGAACATTAGGTGTAACTGGTGTAACTACTTTAAGTAATACATTAAATGTTAATTCATCAAATGGTATTGCAACAAACCAATCCACATTCTCATTATTAAGTCAAAATGTACAGACCATTAGCTTTGCTGGCGCTGCAACCGCAGTGAATATAGGCAATACAACAGGAACAACCACCGTTAGAAATAACTTAACTGTTGATGGTAATGCAACAATAACCGGTGACCTGACAGTAAACGGAACTACCACAACGATAGATACTACAAATCTTACGGTTGAGGATAAGTTTATAATTTTAGCACATGGTTCGGGTTCTATTTCACCAATAGCAGAGGGTGGTATAATCGTAGAGGGTAGTACAGCAGATAAGGGACAAGCATTCTTATTTAATAGTGGTAGTGATGTAAATGTAACAGGACGATGGGGATTGGCAGCAGATGTTCACGCGACATCATCTAATGTAACCCCAACTGATTTTATGGTAAGTGCTATTCAAGCATTGGGAGCACCTTCTTCCGCACCAACTTATGGTGGTTCGGCGGGCGGATATGGTAACATTTATGTAAACTCAACCGATGAAAGTATTTGGATATATAGTTAAAAATAATTCGGGGGTTATGTAAATGTCAATATTGGATAAATTAAGAGGAAAACAAACTGAAGAATCAGAACCTGTTGTAGAACCTCAAAAAGTTACGAAAAAAACGGATGAAAACAATTTAACTTTAGATGAAATTGCTTTTATATTAACATCCATTAAAGATTCAACTTTTAAGGTTAGTGATGTTGAACTTGTTTATAGTACAATTGTAAAACTACAATCCCAATTTTTGGCATTAAGTGGAAAACCCCATAAAGGGAAATAAACATTAATTAATTTTTTTTCTATATTTATACTATATAGAGTATAAACCAAAAAGTACAATATTGGCCTGAATAAGGAAGTGGGCCCATATACTACTCACTTAGTATGTGTATCCAACCATATTGTATGATTAAAAAAAGAGTGAGTGTTATATGCCTTCATGGAAAAAGATATTACAATCTGGTAGTGCGGTTGATGTCCTAAACATAACTGCAAGTTCATTACCAAATTCATCACAACCTAATGTAATAGGTTATGACACCGCATCAGGCAGATTCACTTTTTTTCCAACCTCTTCTATAGCAGGAAGTGGTGGTTCAACAATCGGCGGAAGTGGAACAGAAAATTATATAACTCGATGGAGTAGTGGTACAACAATTACTACATCATCCATATATGAAAGTAGTAGTAGAATAGGTATAGGCACAACATCCCCTCAAGGACCTTTACATATCAGAGGAGTATCTGATAGTGGTGTAACTCCTGGTATATTTTTAGATAGTAATGGTTTTGACAACAATGAACCCTTTGATATTAGATTAGCTAGTGCAGCAGTTGGTGCGGCACAGGCTAGAGGTATCCGAATTATAGCTTCAAGTTCATTATCTGGAACACCAGGCGGAGCAGCAATATCGGTTTACAATATCACCTCTAGTGCCTTTCCAGGATGGGTATTCATAGATTCAGGAGCTCATAATGGTGCAAAAATCTTATTTAGAACAGCCGCAACTAACGGTGCTATTTCCGCTGGCGAAAGAATGGTTATTAGCAGTAGTGGTAATGTAGGTATAGGAACTTCAACACCAACAACAACCCTAAATGTAAATGGTACAACACTACTACAAGGAGGACAAACCACAGTAAGAGGAAACACTGCAACATCTGCTGCTACTGCGCTTAGGGTAGAAAATAATAACGCAACCTCATTATTAACCATACTAAATGATGGCACATCCGCATTTAATACCAACCACCTTTATGTGAGTAGTAGTGGACTTGTAGGTATAGGTACAACAACACCAGGGGTTACATTAGATGTAATAGGTAGTATTAGAGCTAACTCTTTTATGTTTAACTCAACAACTCAAACTCAAACAATAAGAATAAACTCTACCACACATTTAGCATTTCAAAATACAAGTTCAGTAGAAGTAGCTAGATTTAATAATGCAGGAAATTGGGGTATAGGCACAACCTCTCCAACCGAAAGGTTGCATGTAGATGGAAATATGATAGTTACAGGCCGCATAACGGCAGAAGAGTTTCATACTGAATTTGTATCATCAAGCATCATATACCAATCAGGCTCTACACAATTTGGTAATTCATCCGATGATACCCACCAATTCACAGGCTCTTTAAGCGTAAATGGTTCAATAACAGGTTCATTATTTGGCACTGCTTCTTGGGCTACAAATGTAGTAAACAACGGAGTAACTTCAATAGCTACTTCTGGTACAGTATCAGGAATTACTTTAACCGGTGGCACTATAACATCGACAGGTACTATTACATTAGGCGGATCGATATCAGGATTAACAAATTCTAATTTATCAGGTACAGCCGGCATCACAAACGCTAATTTAGCAAATAGTTCAGTATCTTTAGGGTCACAGACACTAACTCTAGGAGCAGCTGCGACGACTACTCTAACTGGATTAACATCAATTACTGCAACTTCATTTACAGGCTCCCTTTTCGGAACAGCAAGTATAGCAGTTAATGCTCAAACAGCTTCATTCTTACCTGTAGGAACTTATAGTATAACATCAAGTCAAGCAATAAACGCTCAGACAGCATCCAACATAACCCCATCTATAACAAACAATACTGATAATAGGGTATTAACCGCAACGGGTGGTGGAACAATAAATGGAGAAAGTGGTTTAACATTTGATGGAAGTGTTTTAACAGTAACAGGCAGAGCAAATATATCAACATCAATAACAAGTTCTACTGCAACCATTGGAGTTGGTTTAACATCCGCTTTAAACGCAGGTCAAACTACAATTAGAGGTTCTGGTGTTGATACTGCTGGAGCACTCACCATTCAAAATTCAGCAGGAACAGGAACATTTACAGTACTTAACGGGGGAACTACAGGTGTTGGTGAAAATAATCCATCTGCAAGACTTCATGTAAAAGGTACGGGGGCAACCTCCGCAACAACCGCATTACGGGTAGAAAACTCCGCAGCAACTGCAAGACTTACAATATTAGATAATGGTACATCAGCATTTAACACATCACATCTTTATGTAAGTGGTAGTGGTATAATTGGAATAGGAACATCAACCCCTACAATGGGAGTATTAGATATAAACGGGATTACCAGAATAAGAAGTACTTTATACTTTGGTGGAACTGGGGCGGGGGATTGGCAAGGTGCTATATCAGGCCAAGCTAGTGGATTATTAGTTAATGCAAACTTACTTACTATTAACAACAGTGGGTATGCTTCTCCGGCAACACAATCTTTTCTTATAAACACAAGCCAAAATGTAGCAATAGGGCCACATTCACCCACCGCTAGACTTCATGTAAGTGGAGCAAATAACCAATCATTATTACAAGTATCTTCACCAACAAACCAAAACATATTATTTGTAACAGGTTCAGGTAGAGTAGGAATAAACACTACATCACCAATGGCCTTTTTTGCAGGATCAGGAGGTGTTTTTGGTTCAGGTGAAGGTAATATAACCCCTACACTTACTATATTTCAATCAAGCTCATTAACAGGATTAAATTCCGCGGGTTTACAAATAGTAGGTAGTGGTAGTAGCCCCTACGCCGCTGCTAGATTAAATATCCTTACTATGGGGGATAAATTTGCGTATTTGAATATAGGAACTAGTGGAAGTGGTACTGAAAATAACTATTGGGAATTTGCTAAAAGTAATTCTGGTTATGCACACTCTTTGTTTTTATCAAATTATAGTAATGGAGTATATCAATCTAGTATATTTCAGTTTGTACCAGGAGCTGCTACATCATATATAGGAACAGGTAATCAAATATCTTTAGAAGGAGCTACAGGTTATATAGGGCTACAAACCGGTAATCCGGGAACTCAAGAATGGATACATTTACATTCAGAACCAGCTGATGGTAACTATCTCCAAATTGATGCCGCACAATTTAGTAATAATCCACCACTTACAAATGCATCAGCTAAAGCCGGTTTTGGTATTACAGCAAATTCTCGTTATTTAGCAGAACCTGATTATTGGATGGAAATAAAAATATACAATGGAGATATTGTTTTAATTCCTTGTTATTTACCAGAAGTATAATACTATGTTTCTCAAACCCACACCCCAACTCCTACAACAAATCAAAGATAGTGGTAAACCCATTATTAAATTAAGTATGAAAGAATTTCAAAAAATAGCATCTGATGGTAAATTATTAAAAAAAGAAGATGTAGTATTAAAAGTAAATTCAACAACACCCTCTAATATTAATAAAAAATTACCATCTGCTAATTTCTTACCCCCTACCAAAGTTAGAGTATATGAATCTATTGGTAAAGGCTTGGGTGTGTTTGCTACTGAAAAAATATTAAAAGGAGAAATAATAGAAACTTGTCATTTAATAACACTAAATGTTTCTTCTGATTCTAATACATTGGGAGATTATAGATTTGTATATCCGAAAAATGCAGGCTTAGAGTTTGTTATCCCACTAGGATTAGGATGTATTTATAACCATTCAAATACACCAAATGCAGATTGGGTAGACCATCCCGAATGGAAAGCATTTAATTTTGTATCTATTAGAGATATAGAAGAAGGTGAAGAAATATGCACCTATTATGGTGGGGAAGAATATTGGAGTTCAAGACCACATACAAAAGTAATCTAAATTAAAACCCTATAAACAAAAATAAAACTATTTATTATAAAACGGAGAAAAGTATTATGGCAATAAAAGTAACTGGGTATTTCAAAAACCCAACAACAGGCCTCATTCACGAATCACCATTATTAACACTTGTCCCACATTTACAATATGAGGGGGGATTGCAAATGGATGTTCATATCAGCGGAGGTGGAACGGTAGCATATCATTCAATTGATAAAAAAGTATTAGTGTATAACTCCGAAATTGTGGATGGTTATTCAAAACTTATTGATGCATTAGAAAGTTATGTTATAGCAAATTTACAATCCGCAAACGATGTAAATGCCGCAGCAACATTTGAACACTATGTAAAGCCTGTGGTGGAAGAACCAATTACTGAAGAAAGTAGTGAAGAAACCAATGGTGGTGAAGAAACCAATGGTGGTGAAGAAACTACTGACGGAGAATAACAAAAATGGCAGTTAATATCTCAATATATCCCGGTTCATCATCATTCTTTCCCGGCAAAACACCATTTGGATGGTTTGATAATGATTATGATTTCCAAGTTGATGCAGACTCAGTAACAAAGTGGTGTGCTCTTAGACTTGGTTATCCTATTGTAGATATAGAACTGCAAGATATAGATTTTTACGCATGCTTTGAAGAAGCAGTAGATGAATTTTCATCGCAATTAAACCAATACCGAACCAAAGAAAACTTATTAAGTATTCAAGGTTCATCGCTAACGGGAAACTTTACCAAAAAATTGTTGAACAATAACTTTGGTGGGGTAATAAACATTGCATCGGATTATGGGACTGAAGCAGGGAGTGGTGGTAGATTAACCCAATATACAGGTTCGTTTACAATGGAGAGCGGAAAGCAGGTTTATGATTTAGGTGATAGTTCGGTTGCAAGTTTGGAAGCAGGTAATTTAACATCTGATTCCATAACAATTCGTAAGATGCATCATGAAGCACCACCTGCAATTATTCGTTACTTTGACCCATTCGTTGGAACTGGGTTAGGTTCACAACAAATGATGGAAACCTTTGGGTGGGGTAATTACTCACCAGGTGTATCTTTTATGATGCAACCTATGTATGATGACCTTCTTCGTTTACAAGCGATTGAATTCAACGATATGATTAGAAAATCTCAATTTGGATTTAAACTATATGGTAAGAGGGTTCGTATATTTCCATACCCAAAAGATACTGATGATGGTTTAAAAGTTTATTTTGAATACACATTGGATTCAGAAAGAAACAATCCAGTAGCAAAATCAAATGTTGTGTCTGATTTTTCAAATGCTCCATTTGGTAGATTGGATTATTGTGATATAAGTGCGCATGGTAGACAATGGATATTTAAATATACATTAGCATTAGTAAAAGAAGTGTTAGGAACAGTTCGTTCTAAGTTTGGTTCAATTCCAATCCCTGGAGCAGAAGTTACATTGGATGGTTCTGATTTAAAAACCCAAGCCGCAACTGAAAAAGAGCAGTTGATAACACAATTAAAAGAGATATTGGAAGCAACAAGCAGAAGGTCGCTTTTAGAAGCCAAAAAGGATGAAACTGAATTTTTAGAATCAACACTTAATCGTGTTCCAATGCCAATTTACGTGGGATAATCCGATGGCATTATTTGGTTCGGCAAGAGATGTTAGTTTAATCAGAAGGTTAAACAAAGAACTTATCAATGAAATAATTGATACGGAGGTTTATTATTATAAGCCTGTATTGGATGAATCATTGGTAAATCTTTATGGGGAATCAAAAGATAAAGTTTTTTATAATCCTGTTAAAATCCCATGCTTAATTGATAGACAAGATACTGAAGCAGTTTCAGATGATTTTGGACAATCATACGCACATACAGCTACATTCAACTTTTTAAGGGATACATTAAAAGATGATAAAGATGTTAAGCCAGATGTTGGTGATATTATTGAATGGGATAATGAATATTATATGGTTGATAATGTAAATGAAAATAAATATTTTGTAGGTAAGAATCCTGAAACTTGGGATGGTGGTGATGGACACGGAACATCACTTTCTGTAACATGCCTTGCGCATGTTACCCGTCAAACATCCATTAAGTTAATTAATGTAAGATTTGGAAATTCAACAATAAATGATAATTATTTACCAATAGGATTATAAGATGGGTAATACATATAGGGATATAAATTCACAAAAGCCGGATTTAAAACAAACGATGTCATCCACATCGGAAAACCCTAAATTAAATAAAGCAAATCAGATTAGGCGGGATACGGATAACACACAAAATATATCTATTGGTATCTACGATATAGACTTAGCTTTCAGAGATTTTTTAGTAAAAGATGTAAAACCATTTGTAGAAGATGATGGGCAGATTATACCCATACCAGTAATCTATGCAAATCCTGAAAAATGGGTATCGGCTCAAAGAGATGGGTTTATGCGGGATGCAAATGGTAAAATACAAACACCTGTAATTGTGTTTAAAAGAACCTCCTTATCAACCAATCAACAGGCTGCAAAGTTAAAGATTTTAAACTCCGAAGATGCTCATCAATCCTTTGAACGGAAATATACAAAAGCAAATAGATATGACCAATTTTCTATACTAACCAACCAAAAACCAGTAAAAGAATATATTGCAGTTGAAAGACCTGATTACTTAGATGTTCAATATGAAATGAATATATGGTGTGATTATATGGAACAACTAAACAAAGTAGTTGAACAAATCATTTTCTTTCAAGGCAGGTCATTTGGTGATAGATTCAAATTCCAAATAAAGGGAGATGGATACAACTTTGAAACAATAACCGATGCGGGGGATGATAGAATTGTAAGAGCAAGTATTACTTTGGTATCAAAAGCGTATATTGTGCCTGAGTTTGCTGGATTAAATCCAAACAATAGAAAAGTTTATTCAGTTGGAAAAGTTTCTTTTACCGAAAACCCACAATTAAGTGGTCAAATAAACCCAGAAAACTGATTTTAAATAATTTTTTAGATATTTATATACACATTAGTTAAACAACTTAAAAAACAAAATCTATGGAAGAAAAATTAGTAAAACAATTTGAAGAAACGGAAAGAGAAAAACTTTTAGAATTTCGTCAAAAAGGTATTGTAGTTACGGCACGGCTTGGAGAAATTGAAATACAATCCAAAGAGTTAGAGGAAATTTTCGCTAGTTTGAGAGCTGAAAAAGAAGAATTAATATCAACTTACAAAGAATTGGTTAAATCACAAAACGAATTTGGTAAAGAATTGACACAAAAGTATGGTGTGGGTTCTTACGATATTGATACAAATACTTTTACAACGGCTGAATAAGTATAGGTTTCTCTAATTTTTTTGTATTTATTATATAGAAACAAAAACTATTAGGAGAATATAATGGCTGAAAGAATTGTTAGTCCGGGTGTTTTTACACGAGAAAAGGACTTATCGTTTTTACCTCAGGGGGTAGCAGAAATAGGTGCTGTCCTTATCGGACAAACTATTAAAGGGCCTGCGTTTGTACCAACGCGGGTTGAATCATTTAATGACTTCCAACAAAAGTTTGGTGGTTTAACGGAGGATTCATATCTCCCTTATACTGCTCAGGCTTATTTGCAGGATGCACCCGCAGCAACTATTGTTAGGGTGTTGGGAACTGATGGATATACATTTGTAGATCCATTGGTTTTAACCATTTCTTCTTCACAAGGAAATAAAGTAGCAGCGGTTCTTTATCCATCTTTAAGTGGTTCTATTCCAAATGTAACTACTGATTTATTTGATAAATCTTTTGTTAGAAATTTGGTAGGTGGTACTACAACAAATGTAACCGCATCATCATTTGGATTGGTTTTATCAGGTTCGGCATTTACGGGGAATAACACTACAACATCTTCCTTAAACCCAACTAGTGCAAATTACTTTACAAAAGCATTTGGATACTTACCAAAAAGCAGCCAACAAGCATACACTTACTTAAACTTTAATACATTCCAATCCGCTTCTTTTGCAACAAACGAAGTTGTATTGGTTCAAACCGCATCATTTGCAAATTTTGATTTCTCAAACGAATATTCAGTAGCATCAACCCCTTGGATTAAATCACAAAAAGTTGGTGGAGTTGCTAAACAATTATTCAAATTCCATACTTTATCACATGGTAATCCAACAAACTATGAAATTAAACTAGGTATCAGAGATATTAAAGTATCCGGAGATATTCCAGGTTCTGATTATGGTTCATTTACTGTTGTGATAAGAAGAGTAGATACTTCTAAAATTCCTTATTCAATTTTTGGACAAGGAGTTCAAGACGCCGATATTCGTCCAAATATATTAGAGCAGTTCTCAAATGTAAACTTGGACCCAAATTCACCAAATTACATTAAACGGGTGATTGGTGATAGATATATTACTGTTGATGATGATGGTAAATTATCCACAAATGGTGATTATGCAAATAATTCAGTTTATATTAGAGTAGAGGTTGATTCGGATGTAGAAGCTGGGGCAAATGATTCATCATTAGTTCCTTTTGGATTTGGTGCACTAACATCACCAATCCCATCTACAGCAGGCACTGTTCCATCACCAACCTATGTAGTATCACAATCTTTGGCGAGTTCATACAATAAAAATGTATATTTGGGTTATTCTTTTGATTTTGTTGCAACTGATAACCTTAACTTTTTGAATCCACTTCCTATAGCAACTGCAACTACAACTGTTGGTACTGATTTTGATTTGAATGAGTGTGAATCAAATGGTAGTGTTATTGGTTTTGCTGTTGGTGCATCAACTGCTCAATTGGATGCTAGGAAATTTATGATACCATTTCAAGGTGGTTTTGATGGATTCCAACCTAATAGAAAAGTGTTAGTTGGTAATGATATTGCAGCAGGAAACACACAGGGGTTAGATTGTACATCAGCAACCTCAGCAGGAACTGTTGCGTTAAGAAAAGCAATAAACGCAGTATCAAATCCCGATGAGTTTGATATGAATATGATTGTTATTCCTGGTGTAATTAATAGATTACATTCTTCAGTAACCACATACGCAAAAGACCTTTGTGAAGATAGAGGTGATACATTCTTTGTAATGGATGCCGGTGGATGGAGTGATAACATATCAACCGTTGTAAATTCACTTTCTTCGTTTGATTCCAATTATGTAGCAACATATCACCCTTGGGTTAAGATATTGGATACGGATAAGAATAAGCCTGTTTGGGTCCCACCCTCTGTAGTTCTACCTGGTGTTATCGCATTTAATGACCAAGTTGCAGCTGAATGGTTCGCACCTGCTGGATTAAATCGTGGTGGATTAACAAATGTAATTGAAGTTAAGACAAGATTAACGCACGATGAAAGAGATGAATTGTATGTTGGTAGGGTAAATCCAATCGCAACATTCCCAGGTCAGGGAGCAACGGTATTTGGACAGAAAACCCTACAAGCTAAACCATCTGCGTTGGATAGAATTAATGTAAGAAGATTGTTGATAGCAGTTAAGAAATTTATCGCATCTTCTTCGAGATATTTAGTGTTTGAAAATAACACAGCAGCAACCCGAAATCGTTTCTTATCTATTGTTAATCCTTATTTGGAATCAATCCAACAAAGAAATGGTTTGTTCGCATTCAGAGTTATAATGGATGAATCAAATAATACTCCTGATGTGATTGATAGAAACATCTTAAAAGGTGATATCTTCTTACAACCAGCGAAAACTGCTGAATTCATTGTGTTAGACTTTAGTGTATTACCAACTGGGGCAGCGTTTCCTGAAGGATAATTTCAGACAGGGTATATTTATAATAAATTAGGAGAAATAAATGGCACAATTATTAACACCTCAAGAGGTAATGTTTACCAACTTTGAACCCAAAGTTGCTAATCGATTTATTATGTATATTGAGGGAGTTCCTGCATATTTAATTAAAGCAGCAAATAGACCTGAAATACAACAAAATAGAGTAACAATTGACCATGTCAATGTTAGGAGATATGTAAAAGGTAGGTCAGAATGGCAAGAATTAACCATTACACTTTATGACCCAGTTGTACCATCCGGTGCTCAAGCCGTTATGGAGTGGGTTCGCCTACACCACGAATCAGTAACAGGTAGAGATGGTTATTCAGATTTCTATAAAAAAGAGATTGTATTTAACTCATTGGGGCCGGTTGGTGATAAGGTTGAGGAATGGACATTGAAAGGGGCTTTTATTACTAGAGCCAAATTTTCAGATATGGATTATACATCAGACTCAGAATTAGCAAATGTGGAATTAGCATTATCCTATGATTATGCCGTGCTACAATATTGATTAATTTTTCGGATTGTAAAAAATATAAATTGAAAAATGTGAACCCCCCAATTTTGGGGGGTTTTTGTTTATATGAGCATGAAATACAAAAATGCTTAATCGTATATATTTATTGATATGGAAAACTATAAATGTAATAAATGTAATAAAGAGTTTAATAATTATATATCTTTTAAAGTACATGCTCAAAAAACCCATAAAATAAATGCCGCACAACTTTATATTGAAACTTATTTGGGTGGAATTACACCATTATGTAAGTGTGGTTGTGGTACAGAGGTAAAATGGTTTAATAACAAATTTAGAGATTTTGCCAAAGGACATTATTCCCGAGTTCACAATAATTGGGGGCATAATCCAACAGCAGTAAAAAATTCTACAAATACAAGAAGAACTCAATTTCAAAATGGTGAAAGAAAGGTATGGAATTGTGGTCTTACAAAAGAAACCGATAATAGAGTTTATGATAACGCTTTAAAAACGGCAATAGCATTTCACAATGATACAGATAGGCAAGTTAAATATTCTAAAATGATGAAGGAATTATGGGCATGTGGTAAAATAAGTGGTGAAATGATGCAGGGTAAAAATCATGGTAATTGGAAGGGTGGTACTAGTACAATAAATGTATTGGTTCGTTCCGATGATAGATTATATAAAAATTGGAAGTATGAAATACTTAAAAGAGATAAATTTAAATGTAAAGAGTGTGGTGGCACTGATACACTGGAGGTACATCATAATAATGAAACTATGTCAGTAATACTTTCAAAATTTGTAGATAAAAATAAAAACTATACATTTGAAGAAAAAAAATTAATTGTTGATAAAATAATAGAATATCATACTGTAGAAAATGTTGATGGAATTACTCTTTGTAAAAGCTGTCATATGAAATTGCACCCAAGTTACAATCTTTAAATTAAAAATATCTTAATTTTGTATTTATATATAAAGGAGAAAAGTTATGAGCCAAAATCTAACGGATGATTATCAACAAAGTAATAAAGAGGTTGTAGAAAGTATTAAACAGGCCTACGAAACCCAAAAACTAAAAGAGAACAACTTTCCAACCGAAATTATAGAATTACCATCTAAAGGGTTAATTTACACCAAAGATAACCCACTATCATCAGGTAAGGTGGAATTAAAATATATGACTGCAAAAGAAGAAGATATTTTAACAACCCAATCTTATATTAAAGATGGTTCGGTATTGGATAAGTTATTTCAATCGCTTATTGTATCAAATGGTAATGGTGAACCTATTAAATATGTTGATTTATCGGTAGGTGATAAAAACGCAATAATGATTGCAAGTCGTATTTTAGGTTATGGTAAAGATTATGAGGTTGAGATTACCGACCCGTTTTCGGGGAAAAAGCAAAAAGAGAATATTGATTTAACTCAATTTGAAAATAAAGAATATGATGGTTCGGCTCAGGTGGAATTAAACAAAAACGAATTTGAGTTTGAATTACCGGCTTCAAAACGTAAGATTACTTTTATGGCACTTACCGAATCAAAAGATAGAAAAATAAAATACGATTTGGAAGAAGTAAAGAAAGTTAATAAAAAATTAAAGGATGATGTTTCGCGGGAATTAACAACAAGATTAAAAAATATAATTATTTCAGTTGATGGGGAATACAACCAACAAAAAATAAATCACTTTGTAGATAATGAACTATTTGCAAGAGATTCAAAAGAGTTACGAAAATATATAAATGAGGTAACACCTGATATAAACTTGATGTATGAGTTTATTTCCGATGAAACCGGGGAGAGGAGGGAAATCAGTCTACCTATGGATGTTTCCTTTTTTTGGCCATCAACCTGAGTATAGAAAGTTATTACATTCCCAAATCTTTGATTTGATATTTCACGGGAATGGTGGATTTACCTGGTCTGATGTATATAATATGCCGGTGTGGATGAGAACCTTTTACATAACCAAAATTATTGAGTTTAAGAATGCAGAAAAAAAGGCACACGATAAAGAGGCTGCAAGAATAAAATCACAAACAAGAAGAAGATAATGAGATACCCAATAGGAATATTGGGTATTTCTATATTTATATTATATAAATTAGGAATAACTATGAAAATAAAAGTATCTAAACTTAGAGAAGTGTTCAAAAAGCATGGGCTAAGTGAAAACATCATAACCGATTTTATTAAATTTCTTATTAGAAAGAAAAAAGAACGGGAATTAGAAAGAATAACAAATGATCCCGGATATCAGGCCATACTGAAAAGATATAATATTAAACCGATTGACTGGGGTAAAAATTATACTTTCGATGATTTACCCGCTTTTAGGGGAAAATAAAAAATATCAATAAATGGCCAACAGAAACAGAGATACTCAAGAGCGAATAAATGCATTAGTAACTGAAGAGCAACTTCAGAACAATATTGCAGATGCATTAACAAGTAGACTTCAGGCTGGTTCAAGAGCTCTTGAAGAGGCAGAAAAATTGAGAGACACATTGATATCTCAAACGGGGGTTGAAAATAAACTAGAAGAAATTCTTAAAACAAAACAAAAACTATTACAAGGTGAACTAAATTTATCAGGACAACAGGCGCAGTTATTATTAACGGAATTAGAATACGCTGAAGAACTTTTAAAAACCGAAAAAAAACGTGCTGATAAAACTGCTGAAATAAAACAATTGCTTGAGGATACGACAGAAAGTCTTTTATACAGTGTTGGGTTATCCAAAGAAATGTTTAAAAATGGAGTAGCATTTGGTCTTGGGATGCTTGCAGCTAAAAAAGGTGCTGAAATGCTTACATCGGCATTTGAATCAACAGTTGGCCAAGCTAAAGAAATGTATAAAACTTTTGGAGCGAGTGTAAAAGAATCCGCTAGGGTTGGTATGGAAGTTGGAAAAGCAACTTTTTCTATGACTGGGCTTATTTATGGTAGTGAATCTGTGGCTGAATCCGCCAACGATATAGCGACCTATTTTAATAGTACGGCCTCAATTACATCTGATACAGTAAAAAATGTTACTGAATTAAGTGCTTTAATGGGTGATGGCGCGGGTGCTGTAAGGATGAATACTATATTAAATGGTGTTAATGATAACGCCGCAGATATTACAGATAGTATAAAAGATATAGCCAACAAATCAGGAGTTACCGCATCGGCTGTATTTAAAGAAATGGATGCGCAAGCCGGAAAATTACTTGGTAAATCTGAAAAAGAACTTAAAATAATAGCAAAGCAAACGGCTGCAATGATAAAACTTGGTGTTACTAAAGAACATTTGGCGAATGTTACTGAAGGTGTATTGGATATAGAAAGCAGTATTGCTGCTCAAAATAAAGCCAGATTATTTGGGGTTGATGTAGATATGCAAAAAATAAGAGAAGTCGCAATGGCATACGAATATGGTGGTGCAAGTGCTGAAGAGTTTGCCAAAGTGATAGCAGAGCAAGTTGGTTCTTCTGAAAAGTTTGGTAAGATGGCACCTGGAATTCAAAAAATGTATGCAGCCCAACTCCATATGACAACTGATGAAATCACCGATATGCTTCTTAAACAAGAAGAATTAAGAAAAAATGTCGAAAAATATGGTGAAGAGGGTGCTGAAACGGTTGCCAAACTAAAAGAAGGTTTTGGCGGAGCTAAAACCTTTATCGCTGGTGCAATACCACTTCTTGCACAATCATCAACATTTTTAAAAAATATGGGAGTTGATACATCAAAAGTAGGTGAGTTTTTTAAAAAATTAAACCCCTTTAAAGGAGCGTCAGCACCAGCACCACCAACACCACCACCAACACCACCTGGACCGCCAGGTCCTCCTAATCCTATGGGTGGTATTAATGCAACAAGTTTAATAAAAGGTGCGGCAGCGATGTTAATTATGGCAGCAGCATTATATGTTTTGGGTAAAGCAATTGAATTGTTTACCGGTGATAAGGTATTGGGGGGGATGCTGAATGCTGTCATCGCCCTAGCTGTTTTTACAGCTGCTATGTTTGGATTAGGTGCATTAATTTCTGGACCAGGCGCGGCTATTTTTGGAGCAGGTGTAGTTGGATTTCTATTACTGGGCGCAGCGTTAATAGTTTTGGGTGCTGGTTTACAATCTATAGCAAAATCTCTTGAAATTTTTTCCCAATTCTCAGATATATTTACACCATTAGTTGGAATGGCGGGTGGACTTGCATTATTTGGATTGGCATTAATACCACTTGGATTAGGAGTGGCGGCATTTGCACTTGGACTAGGAGTTTTAGCTCCTGTTGTACCAGTATTAGAGGCTTTGGTTGCATTGGGTGCTGGTGTTGCTTTAATAGCAAACGCATTGGGTTATGGTGGAGATTCATCCGAATCATCTGAAACTACATCATCTGATACAAAGAAAAAAGATCCGTTAATAACCGCAATTGAGAATTTAGGGAAAGATATTAGAGAACAACCAATCAATGTGGTATTAGACAATAGCATCGTTGGTAAAATAAATAGAGGATCTAGAGCAATTAATAGTTATACAAACAAGAATTAATAGTTATGTAAACAAGTAATTTGGGATAAATAATGGCATTGACAGATTTAAAATCAGATTTATCAAAGTTCAGAAAATCATTTGAAAAATCTACATTAGAAAACCAATCGGTTGAAATAAACCGTAAGAGTAATCTTACACCCATTTCTGATTTATCAAATAGAATAACATCACCAACCCCCCTCAAAGAAACACCTGTAAAAAGTGTAGTAATACCAAAGTCATTTGATAACACCGAAAAGTTTAAGGGTGAAACAACCCCAAATAAGTTTGATTTTTCTCCTCAATTTACAACCCCAAAATTGGGTAGTGTTGATTTTTTTCCAAATACTAATGCGGACGGGTTTACAATCAGAATGGAAAAATCTCTTTTTAATTTTTCATCGTTGAGTTCACCAAAACCAATGACATTAGAAGGAAAGTTTTTGGGGGAGACAGAGCCAAATAAGATGAGTTTAGAATCTAAATTTTTAGGGCAGACAACTCCAACTCCGATAGATAGTACCGAAAAGTTTAAGGGTGAAACAACACCAAATGAAGTAGATGATACGGAAAAGTTTAAAGGGCAGACAACACCAACCCCAATTACATTTACACCACAATTTACAGCTACAACCCCATCTAATTTTACATTTACACCACAATTTACAGCTACAACCCCATCTAATTTTACATTTACACCACAATTTACAACTCCAACTTTAAAAATTGTAGATTTCATACCAAATACAGATGCAAAAGGGTTTACTGCTAAAATGAAGCAAACACGATCACAATTTGTTGATATTAATAGTAGACAAAATACTTTTACAGAAAGAATAAAAAACTCTAGATTGGGTTTAGTAAACTTTTTTCCAAACGATGATGCGAAAGGATTTACAAAAAACTTTGTTGATAAAACCAAATCACAATTTAGAGGTATTAGTGCTGATGGGAAAAAATTCAAATCCCCTAAAGTAACTTTTAGTGGTGATTTTGGACTTTCTTTTTTGCCAGGAAATAAAATAAAATTAGAAGGTTCTGCTGCAAAATATTATCAATTAGGTAGTCAAAAGTGGCAGCCTGGTGGTAAACGATACGAAAAAGAATATGTAAGTATTGGTGATTTATTAATAAGAAAAAACTCACCATCATACTTAACAAAAGTATATAGTCAATTTAATTTGCAAGATGATTCTTTCAATCCATCCCTCTCATTTTTCAGAATACCTTCTACGGGTGCTTTTGGTGATTTAGCTTCTAGTTTACAGGGACTACGACAACCTTTTATTTTACGGGGAATACAACGAAAAGGTAAAAATGAACCTCAAAAGTGGGGATCTATTGATGGTAAATCTCCTAAATTTGATAGTACGGGTATTGATTTAATCAGAGGTGGTGTATTAACATCAACCGAAAGAGCATTGATAGATGTTGCAAGAATAGGTAAGTTTTTATTATCACCCAAAGGAATAGCTTGGTCTGGAATGCAGTTTCTTATGCAGCTTACAAACACCTATAATAAGTTATGGACGCCACTAAACTTACTTATTGCTGTGGGTGGGCAACATCTTGGATTAAAACCAAAAAGGCATGGATTATTACCATTTGATAGGATAGATGTGGGTAATTACGAAAGAGCCTTTCCTCTCGGCCGTGGAAAATACAAAGATAAATTAGAAGATTTAAGAAAAAGTACTAGAATTTTTAAGGGATTGGGTAATTTTGATTCTTCTGTCCGATTAGAACAACAATTGTTTGGACCTGAAAGTGTGTATGGTATTGGTATATCAAGTACTTTTACTTCAACCAATACATTCAGTAATCCTGAAAAAACATATGGAAATCTCAAAGCCCAATTTAATCAAAAATACAATCCAATTTTTAAAGAAAAGAAAACTAAAAAATTTTTGTTTTTCTTCGAAGGAAAAACAAAAGCAATACCAAGAGATACTGAAAAATCATTTGAAGAGACCTACGGAAAAGAGTTTGGTGTTATGACCAATAATCTTGGGGGTACTAAAAAAACAGATGATGATTTAAAAAATCTTGGACTTTTAAATAAAATAACTGAAATTACTTCCGGAAGTAATTCGAGTATTAATTTTCTTAACACAGATAATTTTGGAAAGTCTTGGAAAAAATCAAAATATTCATCAATATTAGATAAAGAAGATAAATTTATTTCGTTTGGATTTGAGGATAAAGATAAAGGTAAAAATACCTACGGAGACGAGTTTGGTGTTATGACCAATAATCTTGGGGGTAGTATAAAAACAGATGATGAGTTAAAAAATCTTGGACTTTTAGATAAAATAACTCAAATTACTTCCTCTACAGACGGTTTTCTTGTAATAGATAATTTTGGAAAGTCAAGATATAAAAATGATAAAGGTAATGTAAATACTCATTTTAATCAAAAGTATTCACCAATATTAGATAAAGAAGATAAATTTATTACGTTTGGATTTAATAATACAGATACAGTTACAAATACCTACGGAAACCTTTTTGATATTACTAAAGGTAATGTTGGTAGTGTTTATAAAGAAAATACAGCCGATGAATGGAAAAAGCTTGGATTAGCTTCAATGTCGTATGATGCGCCCAAAGCTCCTCAATCTGGATATGAACAACTGTGGCAAAGTACGGATTACACTAACTTAAAAACAATTAATGGTATACCCGGTGAAGAGGTTATAAGCTATAGTAAAATACGAGAGTTTGCAGATGGTAAAGGTGAGGATGGTAATCCCTTTATAACTAAAACCTCCCACAACGATTTCAGAATCAAATATAACAAAGACAAAGATAAAATAAAAAAATTAAAAGAAGGTATTCATAAAACATATTTTGGTGAAGATGGAAAAGATTACTATAATAAGTTTAACATAGTAACTCGAGTAGGTCTTGGCAACTCTGATACAACAATCGGAATAAGATCTGAGGTGCTTAAAAAATCCGAAAATGATAAAAGTAAGTTTGTTGATGATCCCGATTTAATAAAACTTATTTTTCAAACAAATTCCGAAAAAGGTAAACCCCAAAGAATTCAATTCAGAGGAACTGTTAATTCAATAAGTGAAACATTTACACCTACTTGGACGGAAGTAAAGTATAGTGGAAGAGCAGAAAACGCATATTTATACGATACATTTTTACGAGAATTAAACTTTGGATTTAGGGTTTACGCGTATTCTGTTGGTGAACTCATACCAATGTGGAAAAGATTATCAGCATTGGGAAAAATGACAATGCCAAGTTATATTAGTGGTAATGGTTATTATGGAAACATAACAAAATTCACATTAGGTACAATGTATAAGGAATTCCCAGCTTTAATTTCATCTTTACAATACGCAGTACCCGAGGAATTTACTTGGGAAATTGGATTAAATAGTGGTTCTTTCTTAAATCAACTTCCAATGGGAGTAGATGTTACAATTGGATTAAAACTATTAAATGATGAATTACACAAATCAAATATGGAAGTAACAAATGTATACAGTTACAATCATGAATTAACCAAAGAAGAAAAGGAAGCAGCAGCTGCATCTGCAGATGTAACATAGAAGGAATCAATAACACCGCAGTAGGAACTGCTGCAGCTGCTTCTACTACAGCAGCTCCTGCTGCAGCAGCTGGTACGGGGAAAACGAATAAAAAAGTGAATAAGAACCAAGGGGGGCAGAACCAAAGGAGGAACTGATAATATGAATAGATATAACACACCAAATAGATTATCACGGGATAGTGGAAAAAAATACTATCCTACTTTTAGATATCCAATGATAAAAGAAAAATCATCCGATATATATATTATAGGTTCTTATTCGGATAGATTGGATAATTTGGCATACTCATACTACAAAGACCCAACTTTATGGTGGATAATTGCAGAAGCAAACAATATTGGAAAAGGAGACTTTTTAGTACCTGTGGGGAAACAAATAAGAATACCAATTGATATACGACCAATAATTGATGAATATAATAAATTAAATAAGTTTTAGTCATGACTTTTGAATTTGGAAAAAATGCTATACCAGATGATGTGTTTACTAAAACAGGACTTAGTGAATCCGCATCTTCAATTATTGCAGAAAGACGGGCATATGCCAAATTTACTTATAAGGGTACAGGCCTTTGCCCTTCTAAGGAAAAAAACCCTGATGTGACCATTGAATCTGGTGTAACCGATTTAAAATATGAAAGGATTTTATCTGGACCAAGATTAGTTCCACCACCGTCTTTAACTTCGGTTGATTGGTCGTCCGATGGGGCAAATGATATTTACGATGGTTATTTATGGAAAGCAACAGTTAATTTTACTTGTTATAGTCCTTCCCAATTCAATAATCTTGATACCAAATTTTTTCAACATTTTAATGATGTCAGTTTGACTTTAGGTTGGATAACGGGGGGTGATACAAACTCGGTTACTGTAAATGGAGTTATAGTAGATTTTCAATTTTCAATGAACGAAAAAGGACACTATGATTGTTCGGTTACTTTTGCAGGTTCTGCAATTCAATCGTCAGCAGCATTTGATTTAAACTTATTAAACCCAAATACAGTGTATGCTTATGAAAAGGTCTTACCCGATGGGAGGAAGGTTACTCGATTCCCACAATCTATAGTGGGGTATTTAAAGGCCTTTGCGCAGGAAGTTTATAGTAATGTACCTCTTGGCGACGGGGAAGGGGCGGGCGGGGATGACTTTGGTCGTGCAAAATTTATCTTAAACACCAGTAGTTGGTTATTTTGGAGTGCTACTAAAGATGTTCATTATGTTTCTTTAACTAAACTAATTGAAACAATTAATGCAAATATACCAAAACAAAGAGGTTTTCAAGGCATAACATTAGATATTCAATTAGCACATGCCGTTTCAGCAAAAATTAAATCAGCAAACCCACTTTCCGTTTTAAATCAAAACCGCCCTAATAAATCTGCTACCTATGCCGTTCCCGGTGCAGATTTTACATGGTCTGCGGTTTTCCCGCAATATTTTATATCATTTGATACATTAGAAAAAATAGAAAAAGAATTAATAGAAGATAAATCTGATAATCCACATTCCACCAAAAATACACTTATTCAATTTATTAAACGTGTTTTGGATGAAATAAATTCCTGTTTGGGTGAATGTATTAACTTACAAATGATACCATATGGTCAATCTGGCGAATCTTCGAATCATGGATATGAAATAACTGATAGAAAAAGTGCTATAAAATCAATTACTGCCCCCGAAATTAATCCACATGCCGTTGATTCAACAATAAGAAGTTTAAGCGTTCAATCAACGATGGATTCTGAAATGGCTTCTATAGCATTATCTTCCGCGCATAGTGGAAAAAATCAAGGGATGGTTCAAGGTGTTTTTGGGTGTACTCCCACACCACCTAATGTCTCAAGAGATAAAACAGAGTTGGCTACTATGTATGCATCATTTGTAGAACTGAACGAAAGTAAGTTATTGGATTGTGTTCAAATTTTAAAGAAAGTATGCAATGTTGAGATACCCCAAGTCGTTGGATATAGATATGGGGTGACTGTTACGATTACTGCTGATGGTTATGCAGGTCATTTATTTGGAAAAGTATTTAAACTTACAGGACTACCAACAGTGTTAACGAGAAACAATGTTTATTTTATCGTTTTAAAGCAAGGGCATAAGTTTTCAAATGGTGATTGGACTATGGATTTAGAAGGACAGATGATGTTTGATATGACAGATACAGATGTCAAACCAATCAAGAATCATGATCCAGTCGAAGGGGTTGCGCCCAACATTCAACAACCAAAAATTCGAAAGAATTTGTTCTATGATGATACCGAGACATGGAACGGGCAACCTCCACCCACGGCATAATAATTCATTTTAATAGTATTTGATAAATTATGGCAAGAATAAAATCATATTATGTGCCAGGTGATTTAACACCAGGCATTTCATCTAGAAAACAATGGATGTTTGAAGATGGGCGTGAGTATGTCGGCCCATATCATAAATACAAAAGTACGGGAGAGGTATATACCGAATCAACTTATTTAGATGGTGTATCAAAACCATTAATACCTTATGTAGATTTAAGTGATATAAACAATAAGAATCCATTTGAATACAATAAATTAACAACAAATAATTTCAAAGATAAGTATAAAACACCAATACCATATACACCCACACCAACTAAAGAAGATTTTAATCGTGGTTATATGATACGCTATGTTGTTTCGCAATTTAATTACCCAAACATATATGAGGTTTCCGAAAAAAACTTTAGAGAATTGGATGATACTTTGTATATTAAACAAGAATTTAGATGGAAAATTGAAAAGCCATTCACAAACGATGGTACAGTAATAGAATTAAATAAAAAGGTAATATCAGTTTTACAAACAAAAATACCACAAATTTATAGGTTTTTAACCAACCTAACCCAATTCTCCCGGTAGTGTCCACTAAATTGGACACTATTTCGTGGATTTAGAGCAAAATGTGGATAAATTTAACCTAAATTTAATATAAAAGGCTTGGAAATGTGGGGTTTCTTTCGTATCTTTACTTTGTAAGTTGATTGAGATATTAACCCCCACACTATGAAGAAACTTATTGGATTTGCTACTAAATATTATACTCTTTGGAGTGTAGAGGATAGGCCTGTATATGTGCAGGATTCCTACGGAAATTACCACATTTCTCGGGTTGACAGGTGTTATACCTATCACAAAAATGTATCAAAATCGTTAGATAAAGTTAAGGAACAATATCCCACTTTGGCTATTGATGAGGGTTTAAGGGGTATGTCCCACTCCTTTGTTGTAGCAGGTAGTGACCAACGGCCTGACCACATTTTTTGGAAAGGTAAATATGAAGGTATGGAAATTGCTAAAGTGGCCGATACCGATTGGAACTATGTTCTTTGGGCATTGGATGTAAATATGGGTAATCACTCTGATTTTATTAAACAATTACCACAATATACCGCTCACTTAGCCAAAATTGAGGCTGAACGAATTCGGTCTTCAGTTGAGATGGATAGAATTCATAATCTTATTCCGATTGGTAAACCTATTGAATTACTTATTACCTCTAATGGGTTTAATGTTCAGGAATCCGATTGTGGAAAACCTATTCAGTGTCAACTTAATGCTGAAATTGCCGGTGAAGATGATATTAGTGTTCGTGTTATTGTAAGTAATTTTGGTCGTGTTGGTGGTATCTACCCCTACATCATGCCAATGATTAATGGTAAGATTCAACGAACTAAAAACAAAAAATTCACTGTTACACCAACCGGTGTGAAAGTGTATAAAAATAACTCGGTATCAATTTGGATTGACCCGATTACATCCGAATACGGCCCTACAGTAATTCATTAATCCCCCACACTATGAAAAAATATTGGAAAAAATTCAAAGTCCCATTTTATTCACAACTCCTTTTTGCCCGAAGGATGAAAGCGCTTGGTTACAAAGTAACAAAAACCGAAGGTGGGTTGTTTAATTCGGTTTATCGTGTTTCGGGTTACAATATTGAAGTTTTATATTTGTAATTTCAAATTTCTTTTGTATATTTGTTGAATGATTTTTAATGAAATCTCAACCACCCTGTCTACGGACAGGGTTTTGGTGTATCCAATATATAGTTCTTTGAGCAAACACTCTGCTCAAACGGAATTATCTTGCCTATTCATTTCTGATGGGGAGATAGATTGTTGTATTAACTATAAGAATTTGGATGTAGAACCATTTGGTGGGGAGTTAGACTTGAGTAGATTTAAGAAGGTATTTGTAGTGGATTTAAAATCGTTTTTATATCATCACAAAACCGATAACTTATATGATTTACAGGCATACCTATTTCATTTAGGTTTAGAATATAATGTAGATGAGTTACCCATACACAATGTTTTCAGACGGAGGGGGATACCAAAGGTAGGAGATTTAATACCTATACTAAAACACTATGAGATGTTTGGTAAATGGAAAAAATTGTTCTTATCAACCAATGTAGAGCCTACAAACTTTTCTACGCTGTATCCACATTCATTATATAGTATAGAAAAAAATGGGTTTCAATCCAAAGATGGGTTGGAAATGACACACTATAATTTTTTAACATCCACCTCCCGCCCATCCAACGCTTTCAATGGTACTAACTATGCTGCATTGAAAAAGGGGGATGATACCCGAAGTAGGTTTATATCCCGATTTGAAGGGGGTAAGTTGTTCAGTTTTGATTATGATGGCTACCACATTAGGTTAATTGGTGGTTTGATAGGTGAACCCATCCCAACGGATATATCCGCTCACAATTGGTTAGGTCAACAGTATGGAGTACCTATGGAGCAAGCAAAACCTATAACCTTTAGGCAACTCTATGGTGGGGTGCAGGATGAGTATAAACACATACCATTTTACGAATCAGTTTCTATATTAATTGATAAGTTATGGGATGGGTATTTGTTTCAGTTTGGAGTTAAAACACCAATATTTAAACGGCTTATTAGAAAATTGCCGGAAATGAACAAAAATAAACTATTTAACTATATTTTACAAGCACTAGAAACGGAGAGAAACATACTTATTATAAATAAACTTTCCAAAGAACTGAAGGGATATAAATCAGTACCTGTACTGTACACTTATGACTCAATCTTATTTGATGTATCCGAAGATGAAATAGATACATACCCCAAAAAGGTAAAAGAGATTATGGAGTGGGGTGGGTATCCTGTAAAAGTAGAGGTTGGAGATGATTATAAAAATATGTTTACCATATAATAAAGATATTTATACTTATGAAGAATAATAGTTTTAAGAGTGAAATATTTGATGAAATAGCCCAACTTGCATGGTATGAGGCAAGGGGTGAACTCACAAACCCACATAGTGTAAAATCTATAAATGCGCTTACTCAAGTAATAGAAGAATTGTATGGTAGTAAAATTGCACATGAGTATCGTAAAAGCTTATTAGAGCAATCCCCAACACCATCAACGGAAGAAAAGCCTGAAAAGGAAGAAAAGCCTGAAAAGGAAAATCCATTAGAAAAAGATTTGGATGCTATTAAGTTTGGTATGATGACAGGTGCTGAAAAAGAAGCATACTTGAAAAAGAAGCGGGAAAAATCTGATAGCTTAGAAGAAGATATTTGGGTAAAAAATAAAAAATCAGGTTCAGTATATCAGGTTAAAAAATTTAATAAAACAACACAAGAACCAGCAACCAAAGATGATATAGCAAAAGTAGAAAAAGAAAAATCGGATAGTGGTGAGGATTCAAAATCAAATTCAGGTTCTCCAAATTCAAAATATCAATCTGAAATGAAAAATGAGCAGGAAAAACTTGAAAAAGATAGGGATATGGGGGTACATGGGGCAGGTACTGCGGTAGCATCGTATGGCGAAGCTCGTTATTGTAATACGATGAATACCCATAATGAAGAAAAATTCAAAAAAGAAAATAGACAAACTATTGATGCTAAAAAAGAAGAGTTTAAAAACAAGAAAAAACCATGGAATAAAAAGCAAAAGGGTGATTTAGAAGCGTTAGGATTAGACTCCAATTCCGATGAAGCCTATGAATATGTTGCAACTCGTGAAATATTTGCAGATAAAGAGTTGGAAAGAATGAAAGGTATTGAAGGTTCGGTTTATCATCAAGAACCACCAAACGGATTTGGGGGGGATGAAGAGGCGTGTAGAGAATGGTCTCGCGCAGCATATGATGGTGCTTTAGCCACAAGAAAAATTTTAGAGGAAGATACCAAATTAGATACATCAAAACCACATACTACTGTACAATCTACAACTGACACTAACGAAAGGACAATATCTTTATTAGAAAATAAATTAAATGAAGCTAAAAAAGCTGGTGATAAAAAACTTATAAAACACTATGAACAGGAACTTTATCATTTTAACAAAAATAAAGAATATCACGATACATTTGTAATTGGTGAGGACAAAGATGGTAATATAACTACTGTATCAGTATCCAATAAAAAAAGTAGTGAATTAGATGATACACAAGGTAATACCACACCCGCGAAAAGGTTTGGGGCTATGCTAGAAAAATTCGGTAAAAAGGTGGCTAAAACCGTTGCAGTTGCACTTGATAACGGTATTAAAAAAGTATCAAATGTTAAAAAATCAACTATTGAAAGTGCTAATAATATTAAAATTAGTGATTCGATTGTTGAAGTATGTGATACTCCTGAAATGAAAAAATACATGAATAAATTAAGAAATGAGAAATCATTCAAAAAATATCTTGAAGGTAAAGGTTTTGATGTGAATAAACTATCAACTAAAGAGTTATTAGTTGAGATGCAGAATCACTCTCGTGATTTGATTGCTAATGGAAAAACTCCTAAATATGACCCATATGGTAAGATTTATGTTAAAGTTGCAGAACTTACTCAAAATGGCAAGTTTAAGCAAAAATATCAAAACATTAATTCTAATGATGAATCGGTTAATAGTTGTATTGAAGTAAAAAACTATGAAAAGAATGTTGTAAATGAGGCACATGCTGAAGTTGTTAATGAAATTAAATCTGCAGATGAAAAAGAAGGTTATCCAAAGAATGGTATAAATGGACCAAATACTCAAGCATATCTAGGTGGCGTATTCGATGCTATGCACGTAGATTCTTATATAGATGGCGGTGATGGTAGAATGATTGTTCAAATGGGGATTAGAGGTGCTCAACCACAACATATGCGAGAATGTTTAGCAGAACAAACTGGATTCAAAGGTGATTATTCAACTAAAGAAGGTAGAGACGCTTTAAAAAAACATTTGAGAGAAAAGTGTACAATAGATTCAGAATCCGGTGCTATAGTCGTTAAGGATGAAAATGGAACACATTCTATTTTTAATGATACTTGGCGAACTGCGGGGAGCGGTAATCAAAAGGTGGCTAGTGGATATGGTGATGATATGAGAGAATGTATTAAATCTAAAGTAGATGCTAAACGAAGAACTAAACGAAAAAAATAACTTACGGAGCTATGAGTGAAAACACAATTACTAATAACATTTACAACCGAACCTAAATGCGATTCTGATTTAGGTACTATAAAAACTGGATTTACTCTTTTCAGCAAAAAGATATTCGTATTGACTTTAGAGAATTCAGAAGAGTTGGTTATTAGTTACAATATCATCCCATCCCCATTATCAAAATTTTTACCAAATACAATTATGGTTCATAGAAAGCGAGAAACAAACACCTTATATACAATAAACGCCCTTAACAGGCTTATTCAATCTTTGAATGGTGGTATTTTAGATAAGAACTATATGTTGAATTGGGAAGATTATAAAAATGGCGTATTATTAACCCATGATGATAGTTTTAAATTTATGCGAACCACTATTTATAGAGTAGAAAGTTTAGATTAAAAAAAATAAAAAATAATTTTTTTGAAAAAACATTTGGAATTGTCAACTAAATGTTGTATATTAGTGACTATAATTTTTGTTTAACCTATTAAAAAATGGAGTAATTATGGCAATTGACTTAAATGCAATCCGAAACCGTTTGAATTCACTTCAAACAAAAGTACAAAAGACTGATACCTTATGGAAACCAAATCCAGGTAAGCAGCAAATCCGATTAGTGCCTTATGTGCACAACAAAGAAAACCCTTTTATTGAATTGTATTTCCACTTTGATTTTGGTGGTAAGACCATTCTATCACCCGTCTCTTTTGGTGAGAAAGACCCTATTGTTGAATTTTCAGAACAATTGAAAGCAACGAAGGATAGGGAAGATTACAATCTCTCTAAAAAATTGACACCAAAGATGAGAACTTATGTTCCTATTTTGGTACGAGGCGAAGAATCAGAGGGTGTTAAATTTTGGGGCTTTGGTAAGCAGGTTTACCAAGAAATCCTTGCGTTCTTCGCAGACCCAGACTATGGTGATTTAACCGACCCGATGAGTGGTAGGGATATTACTGTAGAGTTCAAATCAGCCGCAGAGGTTGGTAAATCTTATCCTGAAACATTCATTAGGGTAAAGCCAAATACCACACCTATGACCGAAGATAAGAACATTGTTCAATTGGTCAAAAATCAGGCCGATTTATCAACCATTTTCAAAAGATATACTTATGATGAATTGAAGAATATGTTGGAAGTTTGGTTGGAAACGGGTGAGGTAAAAGAAGAAGCAAAAGCAGAACAACCTGCAGTTGTAGAATCCACACCAACAACACAAAAGGCAAGTTCAGTAAAAGAAGCATTTGACGACCTTTTTAACGATTAATCGGTATGAGTAAACCTAAAGTGGATATAGTTCGTGATGAACTATCTACCATCCTTGCTGATAATCTTAACAAGAAGTTCAAATCCCAGCACAAAGTAGCCTATTATTTAGATGGTTCAGAGCAGACACCCACCGACTTAGACGAGTGGGTGTCTACTGGCTCTGAAATGTTAGATTTGGCTATTTCAAACCGAACAAATGGTGGTTTGCCTGTTGGAAGAATTTGTGAAATTACGGGGTTGGAAGGTAGTGGTAAATCATTAGTAGCGGCTCACTCAATTGCGGATACGCAAAAGAGAGGTGGATTAGGTGTGTATATTGATACTGAAAACGCACTTAATCAGGAGTTTTTGGCAGCGATTGGTGTTGATTTGAAAAAGATGTTGTATGTTCCATTGGAGACGGTGGAAGATATTTTTGAAGCAATTGATTCAATTATTGATTCGGTAAGAAAATCCGATAAAAAGAAATTGGTTACAATTGTAGTGGATTCCGTAGCAGGTGCATCAACAAAGGTTGAGATTTCAGCTGATTATGACCAGGCGGGGTATGCAACTCAAAAAGCAATTATCATTTCAAAAGCAATGCGTAAAATCACCAACTTAATTGGTAGAGAAAGAATCACTCTTATTTTTACAAATCAGTTAAGGACGAGGATGGGGGTAAGTTTTGGCGACCCGTGGACAACCTCCGGTGGTAAAGCAATCGCATTCCATTCAAGTTGTAGAATTCGTTTGAAACAAATGGGTCAGTTGAAAGCAAAGGTTGGTGGTGTAGAACAGGTGATTGGTATTAAAACCCGAGCACAGGTTATTAAAAACCGAATGGGCCCACCACTCCGCTCAGTTGATTATGATATTTACTTTGATAGTGGTATTGATAATTTAGGTTCTTGGTTAGAAATGATGAAAACCTATAAGTTAGCCAATCAAAGTGGTGCATGGTATACTTGGGTAGATAAAGAAACTGGTGAAGAAATAAAGTTTCAAGCAAAGAATTTTCCCGATATTCTTCAGACTCGTCCTGATGTAAGGGAAAAAATCTACAACGAAATTTGTAATTCTTACATTCTTTCGTACAAAGAAGCATCCGATGAAGCAAATGTTGATAATATAGAACTATCTGATTTTGATGATTAAGAATTACAAAGATATGTTGAGTAAGTTGGGGCAAGAAAACCAACAAGTTACGAATCAAACCTTAAATGATAGGGTTCTTATCATTGATGGATTGAATATGTATATCCGAGTATTCGGAGCAGTCCCTGCACTCAACGATGATGGTGAGCACTGTGGTGGTATAACGGGTTTCCTGTTATCCACCGCAGCCACTATTAGAAATTTGAATCCATCCCGTGTCATCATTGTATTTGATGGTAAGGGTGGTTCGCATCGGAGAAAAAAAGTATATTCCGATTACAAAGGTGGTAGAACAGGTCTGACCCGATTGAATAGGTTGCAGGGATATGAAGATATAGAGGACCAACAATTATCTATGCGTAAGCAATTTATTCGTTTGTATGAGTATCTTCAGAATTTACCTGTAACTCTTTTACAAGTAGATTATGTAGAAGCAGATGATTTGATGGCTTGGATGGCTAACCACTATTTTAAAAATGAGGTGATATTATTATCATCCGATAAAGATTTTTTACAATTGGTGAATCATAGGATTAAAGTTTATTCGCCTGTAAAAAAAATAATGTATGATGAATCCCTTATCAAAGAAGAGTGGGGTGTAATACCTCAAAACCTTATTTGGTATAGAGTAATTATGGGCGATTCATCCGATAACATTAAAGGTGTGAATGGGATTGGTAAGAAAACTATTTTAGGTAAAATGGATTTCTTAAACGATGTGGAGTTAGATTACGATGGGTTTATTACCGGAATTAAAGAAAATTGCGATGATAAACTATCAAAAAAATTATTAGAATCAGTAAAAACTATAGAATTAAACTATGATTTGATGCAGTTAAAATTACCTGAAATATCAACATCAGTTATTTCAAATACGAGAGATATTTTAGATAATCATCATCCAAAGTTAAATTTATTGGAGTTTAAAAAAATGTTTATGTATGATAAATTATATACTGCTTTTGCGAATGTAGATTCGTGGTTACGAAATAGTTTTATGAGATTGGATAATCTTTTAAAAAATAATTTTGAAAAAACCAATTAAGGTTGTATATTAGTATCATATGGAAAAATTTGGAAGTAAATTTGGAACGGGGTTTCAAACTAAAATCTTATCCGCTCTTTTATCGGATATGCTTTTTAGTAGGCAGATATATGATATATTAAAGCCACAATATTTTGACTCAGAAGCATCAGAATGGTTGTGTAAAACGATTTTAGAGTACATAGATACATACGAATCCAAACCAACATTAGATGTCCTTAAAACGAAGATAAGCCCCATTGAGAGGGATATCTTGAAAACATCGGTGATAGATACCTTAAAGCAGGTTTGGCGGGATTTAGAATCGGATGATTTGGATTATGTAAAAGAAGAAACCTTAAACTTTTGCACCAATCAATCACTTAAACAGGCTATCTTAGATTCAATCCCACTTTTAGAGCAGGGTAAGTATGATAAGATAAAATCAACCATTGATACTGCTATGAAAGCAGGTCAACCAACGGATGTTGGGCATGAGTATAAAACAATGGTAAATCAAAGGTATGATGATTTAGTAAGAAATCCAATACCTACGGGGTGGGATGTTATAGATGAAATTGTACAGGGTGGATTTGGAACAGGGGAGTTAATAATATTTGCAGCACCGCCTGGCATTGGTAAATCCTGGTCATTGGTTAATGTTGCATCAAACGCTGTTAAGAATGGTAAGGTTGTGGTGTATTATACATTAGAACTTTCAGAAGCAATGATAGGTCAAAGGTTTGATTCCGTTTTTACGGGGATACCTATACCAAACCTAAAATACAATATGGAAGAGGTTGAGAGGGTAGTAGGTTCTTTGCGAGGTGATTTGATTATTAAAGGGTTTAATTCAGGTACTGCTGGTTTGAATACCTTAAAAGCCCACATAGATAGGATGATATTGCAGGGTAAGAAACCCGATGTAATTGTGGTTGATTATGCTGATTTGTTAAAGGGTTCTGCTAAAGAAAAAAGATATGAGGTTTTAGAAGAGTTGATAGTAGATTTAAGGGGTATGGCTGGGGAGTATAGTGTTCCATTATATACCGCGTCGCAGATTAATCGTGGAGGGGCGGAGCAAGATGTAATTACCGGAACATCAATTGCAGGTTCTTTTTCAAAATTGATGACTGCTGATTTTGTAGTTTCATTGAGTAGAAAAATTGATGATAAGTTAGCGGGGACGGGGAGATGGCATGTTATTAAAAACCGATTTGGGCCCGATGGAATGACATTCCCTTCAAAAGCTAATTTCTCAAATGGGCAAATTTTGATATACAATGATAATTCAGTAGATGGTCAAAACACTCAAAAAGAGATGAAAGATGGGGGAACTTTGGTAAGAAAAAATTTATTACAAAAATACAAAGATATGAAAGGTGATATTGGGTTTTAAAATGTATTTATATTTACACACAAAATTTTTAGGAGATTATTATGGGATTATTTGAAGAGAGAATACCGTTTAAACCATTTGAATACCCCGAATATTACAATGATGGGTGGCTTCCACAAATGCAGGCTTTTTGGTTACATACCGAAATACCAATGCAGGGGGATGTCAAAGATTGGAAAGAAAACTTAAAGAAGCATGAAAAAAACTTGGTAGGTAACATCCTATTGGGATTTGCTCAAACCGAATGCGCTGTTTCTGATTATTGGACGGGGATGGTTACAAAATGGTTTCCAAAACATGAGATACGGCAGATGGCTATGGCGTTTGGTTCACAAGAAACAATCCACGCAACCGCCTATTCATATCTTAACGAAACATTGGGTTTAGAAGATTTTGCTGCATTTATGTATGAGCCGGAAATCAAAGAAAAATTTGAATTCCTAACACAAGTATCAGCAGATTGGACACCTGAAGAGCTACGAACAAATCCAAAAGCGAGGGCAGAGGTAGGCCGTAGTTTGGCAATCTTTTCTGCGTTTGCAGAGGGAGTATCTTTATATTCATCATTCGCAGTTCTTTATTCGTTTCAAATGAGAAATTTACTTAAAGGGATTGGGCAGCAAATGAAATGGTCGGTAAGGGATGAATCATTACACTCAAAAATGGGATGTAAATTATTCAGACATATGTGCGAAGAATATCCTAACTTATTGGGTGAGGTAAAAAACGATATAGAAATTGCGGCAAGGTTGATGGTGGAGATGGAGCTCAAATTTATTGATAAGATGTTTGAGATGGGAAATTTAGAAAATCTAAAAGCAGAAAATTTAAAAGAGTTTATAAAGCAGAGGGGTAATGAAAAATTGGCAGAATTGGGTTATGAAGGTATCTTTGAATACGATAAAGTTAGTGCAAGTAATTTAGAATGGTTTTATCACCTTACGGGGGGTGTAACCCATACTGATTTCTTTGCTATAAGACCTACTGATTACAGCAAAGCAGGTGAGGGGGAAGATTGGGGAGATATATTTTAATTTAAGGATACGATGAATACGGCAGATAGAATAGCAGAAGAATTAGGTTGGGAAAAAGAAGTTGATTACCCTTCATGGGGTCATACTGAAGTTTACCTAAAAACAATATCAAAGGGGTATGTTTTAGCAGGAGAGAAACCCAAAGATGCGTATTGGCGGGTATGTACTGCGGTAGCACGAAGATTGGATAAACCACAACTTGCTTCCAAGTTTTTTGATTATATATGGCGTGGTTGGTTAAACCTTGCTACACCCGTCTTATCAAACACAGGAACGGATAGGGGATTACCTATTTCCTGCTTTGGTATTGATGTGGGTGATTCTATCCAAGAAATTGGGCAGAAGAATTTGGAGATGATGTTACTTGCGAAGCATGGTGGTGGTGTTGGTATTGGTATCAATATGATAAGACCTGCGGGGAGTAAAATCACCGGAAATGGGACATCGGATGGTATTGTTCCATTTTGTAAGATATTTGATTCTACAATCCTTGCAACAAATCAGGGAGCGGTTCGTAGGGGGGCAGCATCCGTTAATTTGAATATTGAGCATAAAGATTTTGAAGATTGGTTGGAAATTAGAGAACCAAAGGGGGATGTTAATCGCCAGTCGCTTAATCTTCACCAATGCGCAATTGTTGGTGATAAGTTCATGCGTAAATTAGAAGATGGTGATGAAGAAGCAAGAAGAAAGTGGAGTAAGTTATTGCAGAAGAGAAAAGCAACGGGTGAACCTTATATTATGTATAAGGGAAATGTAAACAAACAAAACCCAGAAGCGTATAGAAAGAATGGGTTAAAAGTGTTTATGACCAATATTTGTTCTGAAATCGCTTTACACACCGATGAATCACATTCGTTTGTATGTTGTTTATCATCACTCAATCTTGCAAAGTACGATGAGTGGAAAGATACTGATTTGATTTATACTGCTATCTGGTTTTTGGATGGAGTATTAGAAGAGTTCATTCAGAAAGCAAAGAATATGAGGGGATTTGAAAACTCAGTTCGTTCTGCTGAAAAAGGGAGAGCATTGGGCTTGGGTGTTCTTGGGTGGCATACTTACTTACAACAAAGGGGTATTTCATTTGAAGGATTACCTGCTCAATTTGAAACGAGGAAGATATTCTCACAAATAAAGATTGAAAGTGAAAGAGCAAGTAGGGATTTAGCAAAAGAATATGGTGAACCCTTATGGTGTGTTGGAACTGAAATGCGAAACACTCATTTGAGGGCAATTGCACCAACGGTATCCAACTCAAAGTTGAGTGGTAATATCTCACCAGGTATTGAACCTTGGGCAGCGAATGTGTTTACGGAGCAAACGGCGAAGGGAACATTCATTCGTAAAAACCCGGAGTTAGAAAAGGTTCTTCGTAAGATTGGAATTAACAATAAGGAAACTTGGGATAAGATTTTAGAAGATGGTGGTTCGGTTCAAGGGATTGATGAATTGGAAAAGTGGGGATTTTTGGGAAATAAACTAATGAACATTCAGGAGATTCCCGAAACAGCAATCCAAAATAAAGAAATTGATTGGGTAAAAGATGTATATAAAACATTCAAAGAAATCAATCAATTAGAATTAATAAAGCAAGCTGGGATTAGGCAACAATATATTGACCAAGCCGTATCTCTAAATCTTGCGTTTCCATCTCAAGCGCCTCCAAAATGGATAAATCAAGTTCATTTGGAAGCTTGGAAAGAAGGGATTAAAACCTTATATTATATGAGAACCGAATCGGTATTAAGGGGTGATATTGCAGCAAAAGCAACTGACCCCGATTGTATAAGTTGTGATGGTTAATAAATTAAAAAGGATTAAAAATGGTAGAATATTGGTATTTTAGCGCAAAGTGGTGCGCACCGTGTAAACAATTAGCTCCTATTATGGAAGAGGTATCTAAAACTATACCTGTAAAAAAGATTGATGTAGATTCGGAATCCGAATTAGCAAACTCCTATGGAATTAGAAGCGTTCCAACTGTAATTTTAATGAAAGATGGTTCGGAGTTCAAAAGGATTATCGGAATAAAATCTTTAGGAGAATATTTGGCACTTTAAAAATTATTTTGTATATTTGTATAGTTATGAAAAAGCAATTAGAACAGGTGAAGCAATTTCACGAGGTATATCATCAAAAGTATTACAAAAGTCCAACAGCTCAATCAGATGAAATTTGTGATTTGAGGTATAAGTTGGGGGTGGAAGAATTAAATGAGTATAGGGAAGCAAACCAAAACGATGACCCGGCTGGTATTGCAGATGCTCTCGCAGACCAATTGTATATCTTATTAGGAACAATTCTTCAGCATGGGATGGGTGATATTATAGAAGATGTATTTGATGAGGTTCATAGTTCAAATATGTCAAAGTTAGATGAAAATGGTAATCCTATTTACAGAGAAGATGGTAAAATCTTAAAGGGCCCAAATTATAGAAAACCTGATATTGGAAAGATAGTCCATAGATTTTGGGAATCAGAAAGGTTACAATCCGAAATTATTTTTAATGAGGAGATTTAATATGTTGTGCGGTGAATCACATCCAAAACACAAACTTACGGAGGGACAGGTAAAATCAATTCGTGAGTTGTGGAGTGTTGGGCATAGGAACATTAAAGTCCTTGCAAGAAACAATGGCGTTTCACCTGCTAACATTCGTAAAATCGTTAAAGGTTATACTTGGAAACATATACTAACATGGCCATATGAAAGTAGAGGGTAAAAACTATTCAGATGTATCTAAATTCTGTGTAAGGTTAATTAGTAAATCGGTGGCAAAGGAGATGATTATAAAAAATCACTACAGCCACCTATGGACAAAAGTTAGTTATTCGATTGGGTTATTTTATTTAGATGAGGGGGAACATCAATTTTTCGGTGGGGTTAATGAAAAGTTGGTGGGGGTTGCCTGTTATGGTGACCCAGTGGGTAGAAATTCCGGCACCTCCATATCCGAACTTTTAGAACGGACGGAGGTGCTGGAGTTGACCCGCTTATGGATTGAAGATGGGTATGGGTGTAATATTGAAAGTTGGTTTGTTTCTCAGACATTTGATTGGTTAAAGAAAAACGCACCACATATTAGAGCACTTATATCATATTCAGACCCGAAAGAAGGGCATTTAGGAACGGTGTATCAATCTACCAATTGGTTGTATCAGGGTAATAACCTACGATGGACTGATAGTTGGAGTTTTAAGTGGGATGAGGATGGTGATTGGTTTCATAGTAGAACATCGTTTGTTAGGTATGGAACGAATGACCCAAAGCAAATACAAAAAGTAATTACAAAACCATTTTGGATTCGGCGAGAACCAAAAAAACATAGATACTTTTACATATTGGATAAAAAGAATAGAAAGAAAATATTGAATAGTATAAAACATCCCCTACAACCTTATCCAAAGGTAAGTGAAATTATTGCGGAAGAGATACACAAATTAGAACCTATATCAAATGAAAATTGAAGGTAAGGAATACTGTGATATTTCTAAATATTACCTAAAACCCACAAATAAAGAAATTGTTTATGATATTATTGTAAATAAACATTACGCTGGTAGGTGGACAGGGGCTTCTTTAATTTTGGGCATATATGAAAAGGGAACTGATTTACATTCATTTTTTGATATTGTATCTGATAGATTGGTTGGGTGTATTATTTATGGTTCTCCTGTTGCGCGGCATGGTGTAAAATCAATATCGCCCATATTAGATTTTGATGCGGTTTGGGAACTTAAACGATTATGGGTTGAGGATGGATTGGGTTCTAATATAGAATCATATTCAATATCACAAAGTATTAAATATATAAAGAAAAACCATCCAAACATTAAAGTGTTAATATCATATGCAGACCCAACCGAAAACCATATAGGGTTGGTATATAGAGCAACTAATTGGTTATATCAAGGAAATGAAGTATCGCACAGCGGAACAATGTATCAATATCGGTTTACTAACAATGAACAATGGTTATCACCTCGTGCTATGAACAATAAAATAGGTGTATGTGGATTGGGAGATGTATTAAAAATATATCCTGAAATAGAATATAAACCAATAGAAAGAAAGCATAGATATTTATATTTTACTTGTTCAAAAACAGAAAAAAAGAAGATAATCAAACAATTAAAACATCCAATTATATCAAATGAAAATTGAAGGTAAGGAATACTGTGATGTAACCCGTGTTAGGGTACATCCAATTGCTAAATCAATAGCAAAGGATATTATTGTAACCTATCACTACACTCACGCATGGACAATGTGCCGATATGCTTTCGGGATATTTTATAGGGGTGATGAAAACGATGTATTCGGTAATTCAGAAAAGTTGATAGGATGCGCAATCTACGGATTTCCGGTCGGTGCGAAAGCAGCAACCTCAATTTGTGAGGGGTTATCCAAAGATAATGCATTAGAGTTGACCCGATTATTTGTGCATGACGGGTATGGTTCAAACATTGAAAGTTATGCTATTGGGCAAACATTCAAATGGTTCAGAGAAAATGATAAGGAAATCAAACTATTAATATCTTATGCTGATAACGGTATGGGGCATTTGGGTGGTATTTATAAGGCAACTAATTGGCGATACGAGGGAATTTCTAGCGACCTTGCTTTGATGCCGAACTACGGGATATCTTTGACAGAAAACCCATATAAGTGGATACATAGTAGAACAGTATTCAGTAAGTGGGGTAGTAATAATTTAGACCACTTAAAACGAGAAATTGGTAAAAGCGGGTATAAGGAATTTTGGAGAAGGCGTGAGCCCGAAAAACACCGATATATACAAATACTTGCTCAAAACAAGAGGGAACGGCGAGATATGCTAAAACGAATGAAGCACGAAGAATTTCCGTATCCAACGGAGGTTGCTGCATATGATTACCCCATTGAACATCATCTAACATATCTACCAGAAGAGAGTATAGAGACACACTTTTGGTGACCGTCCAATAAATTGGACACTTTTGGGTAAAAATGTGGATAAATTTAACCTAAATTTAATATAAAAGGCTTGGAAATATGGGGTTTCTTTCGTATCTTTACTATGTAAGTTAAAAAAACCCCTTATATTATGGAACTACAAAGTTTGGAAGGTAAAGTTGTCGCAGTGACCATCCCAGTCAATGGTAAGGATTACACTATGAACCTAAAGGTTTGTAGGGTAAAAGTCCGCTCATTATTGTTTATTGAGGTAAATCGTGAGGAGCGTAAAAACATTTTCCGTAAAGCACCTATTAAAATGGTAGCCGGATTTACCGAAGATAGTATTACCTTTAAGGAAAAAACCCAACTCAAAAAATGGGAAAGTGGATGGGATAGTATTGGGCAGGTATCACCAATGGTTGCTGTTAATTACGGTCGGAGGGCTTTCAGTAATCACTCAAAGGGTTGGAGTTCATCCGCACCACAATACAACAATTATAATGGTGTAATCGTTAAGCAACCTAAAGGGGCATCGCATGATGCATTGGTTGCTGGGTTGGTAGCTAAAAATTCTAACCCATTACCTTCAACCACCAATTCTCGCGCCGGATTTCCTATGGTATAATTTGGAAATATCGGATTTCTTTTGTATATTTGTATGAATAAAAATTGAATTTATAAAATAATAAAGTTATGAAAAAAGTTGTAGAAAACAAAATAAAACGAAAACCTTGGATACACATATGTAATTATGAGGGGTTTTCGGAATTAATAGCCTCTTTAAGTGTAATTAAATACTTAGGTAAGAAGAGTAATTTTCAAATTCCACCAATAGGAGAAAGTGAAGTAAAATCATTTTTTGATGATATTAAAAAGATTCACCAATTTAGTATCAATAATGATATTCAGATGCCAATTGAAGTGGATGGTATGATTGAATTTGAAACCATTCTAAACCATTATCAATCGGATACCTTTCTTGATATGGGTGTTGAGTATATTTTATCAAAGAGTTTTTTCAAAAAATATGATGAACAACGAATCCGAAATGTGAGTACGGATAAGATAAAAGATAATTTTAGATACGCCATTTTGAGAGCGTTTAATGCGGCTCACGCTAATATTTTTCCATTTGGTGTACGATTGGAAAATCCAAATACTGCTATTGAAGCTTACGATAGAAGTAATCTAACTGAATTTTCTATTATAAATTTAATATCCAAACTAAATTCCAAGTTTTCAAATATAACAACAAAAGAATATAGCAAATTAAAATCAAAAATTGGCTTGGATGTTCTAAAAAAATCAGACTTAATTGAAGTTATAGAGCAAATTAAAGAAGAATTTGGCAATTATTATCCAACGCAATTGGATACTTTATTAGATGATATTGAAGATGACGCCGCTTCATCTACATATAATATTATTGATTGTATTGGTAACGAAGGTACTGAAAATATCATTGAAAAACATCAAATGGTTCACATCGTAATTGGACCACATGCTATTATTTCAAAGGAGTTAGAATCTCTAAATAATAGAAATAATAATTGGGTAAACATTAATTATTTATTTCAAAAGGTAAAACAACGATTCGACATCTCTTTTGTAAATGAGGCTAAACTATCTTTGGTAAATAGTAGTTATACCGAAACTTTAAATTACTTTAAGTATTTAATTGATAAAGCACCTGAGTACGCATTAGTACCAGTTATGGCTTTAGATAGTTTTTCAAAGAATGATTTTAAAGAATCAAACGATGATAGATTAGAGAATTACAAAAATCTTGCTGATTTAATGGAAGGTAAGAGTCTTGATGGGCTTTCTAAATACGCCAATGGATTGAAAGAGTTACCTCAATTTAAATATGAATTAATTAATGTATGTTTTACTGATTCGGCATTGGAAAATTGGAAAGAATATAAGAAAAAGCTTAACCAACTTAAAAAGGTTTTAAAGAAATTAAAGAGTAAAGCTTTATCAACTCAAAGTGATGAACTAAAAATACTTGCCCCATCTAAAATAGATGGATTATGTTCTGATAAGTTTGGATATAATACATATGTTGTATTGGCTTTATTATTTGCTGGAGATGGTAAAACGATTAAAAATTCGGATGATAATGTTGAAAAAGCATTGGATTTGTTTTTAAATACTTTCTTTGGTAATGATGTATTTGTTGTTGATGAGTTGAATAATACATATACAATTAAAGATTCTGAGTTCTTAAAGTTGTTACAAGATACCGATTCGGATGGATATGGTAATTCGCATAGCGGTAGAGCTGAATACTTCACTAATTCAAAGTTGAATACTTATAAAAAAGTATATGAGGATTTTGAAGATTATCAAGGAACTAATGAGGAACGAGCTGATTTACACATTCAGTTACTAAAAGAAATCACAAAGCTTACCAAATTTGGTTGGTTGGAAGATACTACCAGCGGAAAGGTTGTTTATTGTGGATATGATGGTAATGTTAGAAATAATGTTTCTTGGGAACATATTCAAAATTCAACTCAAACATATGGGGCTATAAGAGCAACTGAAACAAACTCTTCGGATGGTGCAAAAACCAAATCATTTGAAACTGAATCGGAATATTATAGGTATATTTTACAACAACAATTATCACCTAAAGTTAAAAAGAAATACACAACCGATAGAGAACTGAATAAGGTTAAATTGGTGTTGGAAGATATTATTGAGTATTTTGAAAAAGAGGGTAGGTAATGAACTTTTGGGACGCGGTAGATTATAGCAATGCGCGGAAGGTGTTGGTGATACCAAATATTACCAACTCTTCCAACATTGATAAGGACTCGTTTGTAGATGTAATATATAACCATATAACGGCACTACAAAGTAGAGGTGAATACTTTTGGCATATACTTATGCCGATTAACAATGTCAGTAAAAAGTTAAACTTACCTCACATAAAACAACATCAAATTGATATACCTGGTGATATGATGAATCAGCGTTCATTTCCACCGGAAACCTTATTAAGTAAGTTACGGGATATTGATTATGATATTATTTATTCACATCTACCCGATTGGTCGCAGGTGGGTAGGTATCGTAAATCAATGGATACTAAAATCATTGGTTATTTACATTGGGTTGAGATGAAATCTTGCAATGGGCCCGATAATAGGCCTGGCAAACCAAAAACCTTATGGTTTCCAAATGAAATGTTAGGAATACTGCAAATGGAAACTTGCTATCTTAATACCCAAGACCAAAAAAATCGTATTCTAACTGAAGCGCATGAGACATTCAACGATTGTACTAACATACAATTAGATAAAATACTTAGGGTTTGGAACTTGGGGGTTGATAAATCTAAAATTATAGAAACACCAATAGATGGTACTCAGAATACAATTGTATTTAATCATAGGGCTGCTGCATATAAAGGTTATCCAAAGTTTATTGAATTAATGGAGGATTACCAAAAGCATAGACAAGATTTTACTGTATGGATACCACAATTAAATGGAGAACCACCCTATAGTTGGATTGATAACAGTAAAGTCCCAAAGCACGAATACTACAAAAGATTGCAGGAATGTAAAGTAGGTATTCAAATGAGGCAAACAAATTATGGATGGTCTGTAGCAGCAACCGATTGTATGATGAATGCAACACCTATGATATTTCAAGAATCAGATTGTTATCGTGAAATTCAATCCGATGGGTTGTTTTTTAAAACCAAAAAAGAACTATTTACTTTACTGGATAGGATGTTTGATGATGATGAGTTTAGGCGTGATTGTGAGTTGAAAGCGCTCCAAAGAGCGAGGGAGTTATCTTTGAATGAAGATAGAATGATAGATGAATTACACACAAAATTATATAAATAGGAGAGGAATATTAGATGTATCAGAACTTATACCATGATAAAGAAACAAACACAATACACTGTTGGGATGATGTTAAAGGATATTATATTAAAAAGTATAGTAGATACGCCTATACACCTGATGGAAATGGTTCTTATTTTTCTATACATGGTAAGCGCTTAAAGAAAATAACTTATTGGGAAAAGGATTCTAATTTAGAATTGTATGAATCAGATGTAAATGATTATACCCGATTTTTAATTGATGAGTATGGGGCATCCGATGATGTTTCAACGGGGAATGTTGTATTGACATTTGATATTGAGGTGGAGATGACCACCGGTCTCCCAAATGTTGAAAAAGCCGATAATAGTATAACCTCCATCGCAGCACACGATTCTGCGACCGGAGATTACTTTGTTTATGCGTTGGGTGATACTAAAATGAACCAAACTATTGATGGTGCGGAAGTAAATATATACAACAATGAGAGGGATTTACTATGGGGGTTTCTCCAAAAGTGGCAAGAAATAAACCCGACAATTGTAACTGGGTGGAATATTGATTTCTTTGATATACCATACCTTTATAATAGATTAAAACGGGTATTGGGGAATAAGAATGCTAATTCGTTATCACCTATAGGAAAAGTGGATTATCTAAAAAGTAGAGAACGGTATATGATAGCAGGTGTATCCTGTTTAGATTACCTTGCTCTTTACAAAACCTACACCTATCAGGAGTTTCCTAATTACCGATTGGATACCATTTCAAAGTTGGAGTTGGGTAGGGGTAAAGTTCAATATACAGGGAACTTGGACCAATTGATGCGAGATGATTTTGAGAGATTTATTCAATATAATATTGAGGATGTTAAGTTGGTTGTGGACTTAGATAAAAAGTTACAATTTATTGATTTGGCACGGGCGATATGCCATGCCGGCCACACACCCTATGAGGACTTCTTATTTTCATCCAAATGGCTGGAGGGTGCGATACTTACATTCTTGCGTAGAAGTGGTAGGGTTGCTCCTAATAAACCCAAAAGGAGTGGTGGGGATAATGAAGAGGGTAAGTTTGAAGGTGCTTATGTCAAAGAGCCTGTGCCGGGTTTATACCAATGGTTGTATGATTTGGATTTAACATCTCTATACCCATCTATCATTATGAGTTTGAATATCAGTCCTGAAACAAAGGTTGGTAAGGTTAGGGGATTTACGAGTGAGGAATACATAAAGAATAAAATTGAATCTTATATATTGGTTGATGATGGCGGAAATGAATTACCATCACTATCATATGATGAGTTCAATGGGTTAATAAAATCCAACAACTACTCCGTTGCTTCAAATGGGGTTATATATTCAAATGAGCAGGCGGGGGTAATACCTGAAATCTTAAATGTGTGGTTTGATAAAAGGGTTGAGTATAAAGATTTGATGAAAAAGTATGGTAAGGAAAATAACAAAGATTTGTATAAGTTTTATTCCCAACGTCAACTTGTTCAAAAGATTATGCTTAATTCATTGTATGGTGTGTTAGGACTTCCATCTTTTAGATTTTACGATGTTGATAACGCCGAAGCAGTTACGATTACGGGGCAGACGGTGATTAAAACAACCGAAAAGATTGCGAATCAGTATTATACCAACTTAATTGGTGAAATATATGATATAACATTGGAAAACGGAAAGACTATCCAAATGGGTGGTAATGCTGTGGTAAAGCTCACAAATGGTTTAACGAAAAAAGTTTCAGAACTAACTGAAAATGATGATGTTTTAATTTAATTACCACTATTTATGTATAAAGACACGGGGGTATCTGTATATGATTGAATGTAAAATATGTAATCAACAATATAAAAGTATAACCGCAACTCATTTAAAACATCATAATATGAGTGTTGCTGATTATATTAAAAAATTTCCAAATGAACCATTACATGATGCTAAAACAATTTATTTAAAAAGAGTAACTCTTGAAAATTTACAAAATAAATATGGTGAATGTGAGGGGCTTATTAGATGGGAGACATATAAATATAAACAAGCTTATAGTAATTCTTATGAATATAAAAGAGATAAGTTTGGTTGGAGTGAGGATGATTTTAATGAATATAATAAGAAACGAGGTAGTATTGGTATATTAAATGGTAATTATGGTTCATCATATTATAAAGTTTGGATTGAAAAATATGGGCGTGATATGGCTGATAGTATGAATTTTGAACTATCCAAACGAAAGGCACGGTATGGTGTTGATAATGGCAACTATAGACGAAAAAAAAGACCGGAAGAATTGGAAAGAATGCGCAAATCCGCTATTGAACGCGTTAAACGAGATGGTGCTCCACATTTTTATAATCCAAATTCAATACCGATTATAGAACAATATGGTAAAGAAAATGGATACACTTTTCAACACGCTGAAAATGGTGGCGAGTATCAAGTTCCAAACACCACCTTTTTTGTAGATGGATTTGATATTAAAAATAATATTGTAATAGAATATGATGAACCACATCATTTTAGAAAAAATGAGTTACACTCAAAGGATATTTGGCGTATGAATTTAATTATATCTCAATTAAAGTGTAAATTTGTAAGGATAGATTATAGAGGAAATATAACAATTTATGAAAATAAAAACAATTAAAAAGAAAAATGTCGGTGTGGACTACAATGTCTACACCGACACCTAACTGATTCGGTATTTTATGAAGCATTACCATTAGTAAAACACCGAAACCCAACTATTAACGAACAATCGGATGAAGAAATGGTCCCGGCTATCCTATCAGTTGCAAAGGAGGTACAGGAATATATCAATAAAACTTATGATGTAATGTCAAAAAGGTTGTTCAACATAGAAAAGCACCGATTTGATATTAAGCAGGAAACCATTGCTAAGTCTGGGTTTTGGGTTGCTAAAAAACGATATGCTCAATGGATTATCAATGATAACACCGTCCCCTGTGATAAGATTGATGCAAAGGGATTGGATGTTAAACGCTCAGATTTTCCAACTTACTTTAAGGGTGTGATGGAGCAGGTTTTATCGGATATCTTAAAGGGTGTAGATAAAAACGATATTGATAAAAAGATATTGGATTTTAAGGCGGGGATGGAAACTCAACCAAAGAAAGATATTGCAAAGAACTCTGCTGTAAAAGAATTGAGTAAGTATGATAATGGTAGATTATCGTTAGGTAAATTTCCTAAAGGAACACCCGCACACGTTAAATCTGCTATTACATACAATCAATTATTGAAATACTACAAATGCCCATTTAAATTTGAACCAATGAAAGATGGTGATAAAATTAAGTGGGTTTATTTGAAAAGAAACAATTTGGGGTTGGAAACGGTTGGTTTTACGGGGTGGAATGACCCGCAGGAAATTGAAACTTTAATTAACGATTACGCTGACTTAAACGCTATTTGGGAAGGTTCTCTTCAAAACAAAATAGATGATTTTTATAATGCGATGAAATGGGATTTACCAAATGAAAACTTACAAAAAGCTTCACAATTTTTTGGATTTTAAAAAGATGATTTTAGTTGAGGTTAAAACACAGTCTTAAAAGGATATATATGTCATTTTTTGATTATAGTAATACACATCAGTATCCTATATTTTTACAGGAATGTTTGAATTCAAAGCAAACTAAAATATTTAGAGATATTATAAACGATTATCATTCTTATGTAAAATATAAGGATGTCCCACAACGAAGAATAAACTATTTGATTTATAGAACATTGGATGGTCAACCAATAGGTGCTATTGGTATATCAAGTTGTGTTCTTGCTATTGGAGCAAGAGATAAGTGGATTGGTTGGGATAAAGACACCAGATTGAAAAACTCAAATGGTGTTGCAAATAATTATAGATTTTGTCTTATTCCCGGTAATGGTATATCAAATGTTGGAACGATGGCTCTAAAACTATTGAGAGTTGAAGGTGCTAAACGTTGGAAAGAAAAATATGGCGATGATTTGGTAATGTTGGAAACATTTGTTCAACCATTAATAGATGGTTCAGATAATAAACGAAATGGAGCGGTGTATCTTGCAGATAACTGGATAGAGGTTGGTGAAACACATGGAAACTCTATAAAAAAAGCTCCTGTTCTATTATGGCAGCGAGAGGATTCGACCAGAGGTGAACTTGCTAGAACCAATCCCGAAGCTGCTATCAAAAAATATGCTGTTGGTAGGGAACATTATGTTGTAACTCAATCGCCGATAAAGAAAGTATTTTTGAAACCACTAATTAAAAAATGGAAAACATTTCTTTTAAATGAATAAATACACTAATACCACACTATACCTATTAGAAAGTGTAAAAAAAGAGACATAAAAGGAAAATTAGTGAAAAAACTTTTGGATAATTGATAAAAATTTTGTATTTTGTGTAAACTTTAAAAATAAAAAACTATGAAAAATTTAATAAAAACAGAAAATTTATTACTTTTATCCTCTGTCCTTTGTATATTTTGGGCAGAATGGATTTATTTACCAAATGAAAACTTACAAAAAGCTTCACAATTTTTTGGATTTTAAAGAGATGCTTTTAGTTGAGGTTAAAACACAGTCTCAAAAGGATATTGTTAAAAAAATAATTGAAAACTATCATTCCTATGTTCCAAATAATGCTTCTGTTGGTAGGAGAATAGATTGGTTAATTTATGAAGAAGATACATTTCCATCTCAGCCTGTTGGTATGATTGGTATAGGTTCTTCGGTATATCCACCACCAAAAGATTTATTGAATAAACTAAAATTGAGTAAGAATGAATATAGGGAAGTTTTCAATACAATATGTAATAATTGGAGATTTTGTATGGTAAAATCAATAAAGAATGCAGGAACACGTGTTTTAAAAGAATTGAGAAAAAAGGGCCCCATTGCTTGGAAACAAAAATATGGAGATGAACTTAAACATATTATCACATTTGTAGCCGGAGGTAATACTGGAGCAGTTTATAAAGCAGATAATTGGCAATCTATTGGTTTTACAGCAGGCTTACCCGAACATAAATCATCATCTATGAAATGGGATAATTCAGAAGAGTTATCTAAAAAGTTTGTAAAACCAACTGGTGAAAATCGTAAAATTATTTTCTATAAATGTTTGGATAATTGATAAAAATTTCGTATATTGTGTAAAATAAAAAATAAAAAACTATGAAAAAAACTTCTTTAGAGGGATTCATAAGCCGCTACAATTTGGGTGGTGAAATTGAATCAGTAAAAATCGTATCAGATAAAGCTGGTATGAGTGTCAAATTTATTTCAGATGATAAAACCCTATTGGGAACTGTTACATCTGAAGATGCTGAATTCGCTGATGGTGAATTTGGTGTATATACCACATCCCAGCTCAAAAACCTATTAGGTGTGTTGGATGCTAATATCAATGTAACTGCTGGAAGTGCTGCATTGGAGTTCTCTGATAATTCAACTATGGTGAATTATATGATGGCTGACCTATCAGTAATCCCTGCGG